ATATCGCGATCAACCATGATCCGGTGGCCATAGCCATGCACATGACCAACCACCCTGACACGGAGCACTTTTGCGAGAATGTCTGGGACGTAGACCCCAGGAAAGCGGCGGCAGGCAGACCGGTAGCTTTGGTATGGCTCAGTCCAGATTGTAAACATTTTTCCAAGGCCAAAGGTGGCCGCCCAGTTGAGAAACAGATCCGTGGTCTGGCATGGGTAGCTGTCAGATGGGCCGCCACGGTAAGGCCAAGGGTAATTATCCTGGAAAACGTGGAAGAGTTCAAGACCTGGGGACCCCTCCTAAAAGACGGTAGACCGGACCCCAAACAGAAGGGCCGCACCTTCCAGGCTTTTCTCAACGCCCTAAAAAGACAGAGATATCAATACGATTACCGTGAGCTGCGGGCTTGTGACTACGGAGCTCCAACTATACGTAAACGGCTATTCCTGGTTGCCCGGTGTGACGGCCGTCCAATCGTTTGGCCTAAACCAACGCATGGCGACCCAAAAAGTGATGCAGTTAAGTCTGGCAAATTGCTCCCATGGAGGACTGCAGCAGAGATCATTGACTGGTCTTTGCCGTGCCCATCCATATTCGAGCGTAAGCGGCCATTGGCTGAGAACACCATGCGGCGTATTGCCCGTGGGATTCAGCGGTTCGTATTAGAGAACCCGCGTCCATTTATTATCAAAGTTAATCATAAGTATGAGCAGTTTCGGGGTCAAAAATTAGACGAACCTATGCAGACAATTACAGCAACTAACGGTTGGGGGCTTGTGACTCCGTTTCTTGCTGGTGTTGGCGGACGAGCTGGACAGAGCCGTCCGCGCTCCAGTGACGAAGCTATGGCAACCATCACTACAAAAGCTGATGTAGCATTGATATCACCAGTATTAGTTGGGGCTGGTGGCCCTTCCTACATGGGTAAACCAACTCCAGTAGATACGCCTCTCCGCACAGTCATAACAGAGAACCATAGAGCGTTGGTGACCGCATTTTTGGCTCAATACCACACCGAAACCACAAAGGCAGAGGTTAGAGGCCAGGAGCTTACCGGGCCAATCTACACCCTGGATACCTCTAACCGGTATGCCTTGGTTACCAGTAATCTGATCAAGCTGCGCGGGACCTGCCAACACGGACAAGCAGTAACCGAGCCGATGCCTACGGTAACTGCCGGAGGCCTGCATATCGGCGAAGTACGGGCCTTCCTGCTGAAATATTACGGCACAAACATAGGCCAGAGCCTTAATGATCCCTTGCAGACCATTACCACCAAGCACCGGTTCGGGTTGGTTACTGTCCAGGGGCAGGATTATCAGGTCGTTGACATCGGCATGAGGATGCTGGAGCCGCATGAGTTATTTGCCGCGCAGGGATTCCCGGCTGACTACATCATCGACAGGGATTACAAGGGGAACCGCTTTTCAAAGGCTACTCAAGTAGCCAAGTGCGGGAACTCAGTGGCGCCGGATCTTGCAAAGGCGCTGACGCTGGCGAATCTGCCGGAGATATGTGGTGAAGTGGCAACATTAAATCAAGGAATGATGGTTTAGAATTAGTTGGTTTCAACGGCTATAAATAGGCGGTGGTGCTTTGGATAATCAGCCCAAAATACCCGGTGGGTATATCCTCATATCCAGAAGATTGATCGAAAGCAGAATAATGAGTAAGCCGCCTTTGTATTTAAAAGTCTGGGTGTGGATGCTTTTAAGGGCTCAGCACAAAGAGTTCAGCGGGCTTAAAAAAGGGCAGTTAAGGGCATCCATTCCAGAGGTACAAGAGGCCATGACATACAAAGCAGGATACCGGACCGTCAAGCCTTCTTACAAGGAAATACGACAGGTTTTTGACTGGCTACGAAATCCTGACGAAGCTCTTGCGGAGGGCACGATGAAGGGCACGATGATAGTCACTACGAAGGGCACACACAAAATGACCATAAACATAGAGAATTACTGCTATTATCAAGACCCCAACAACTACGAAGGGCACACCGAAGGGCAAGACGAAAAGTCAACGAAAGGATTACGAAGGGCACGACAGGGGCGTGCTATGAACAAGAATGATAAAGAAATAAAGAATGATATAAAAGATATAGTCGAGTACGGCCAAATTATTGATTACCTAAACCATGTCTGCGGGACAAGCTATAAGTCCACTACGAAGGCAACACAGGAACATATCCGGGCCAGGTGGAACGAAGGCTTCCGCGTGGACGATTTCAAGAAGGTTATCGACATTAAGGCCAAAGAGTGGCTTAACGATCCTAGAATGTCAAAGTTTCTAAGGCCGGAAACGCTATTCAGCAATAAGTTTGAAAGTTACCTGAATCAAATAAGCGGTGGCCAAGGTTCTTCTAATGGTGGTCCTGTTCCGGAAGGCCATAGCCAGAAGGAGAAAGAGTTCATCAGGAGTTTGTATATCAAAGGACCACAAGACCCGGATAAGGCCAAGAAAAAAGAGTTCATCAGGAGCCTATGTAAATAGGCTGAGAGGCAGGAGGTCCAATGACCCATATAACCGAGAGGCAGGCCCGGCAACTCAATATATCATCATCGCCGCAGCGACAGACAGGTAAGCCGCCTGCGGTACCAGGCCTGAAAGAATCCGATATTCAGAAGCAGATCAAGGACTTCCTCCAGTGGTCAGGTTTCTTCGTTTTCAAGAACCACCAGAGCTTGGGCTCCTACAAGGGGATCGCTGACTTGTACGCACTTCGTGCCGGCCGCAGCGTCTGGATCGAGATTAAGACCCCGGCCGGCAGCCAGTCGGAAGATCAGATAACATTCCAGGCAGACATCGAAGCCCACGGGGGAGAGTACATCGTGGCAAGGTGCGTGGAGGACGTTGAGTATTTGGGGAGAGGTATCATCTGGAAGGGGTGAAGGGCAAGTGACGCAACCAGCAACAAGGCATATTCCGTTCCAAGGGTATTACGGCAGAAACCCCATGAAGTGGTACACGGTAAAAATATGGGACTTTGAACTGCCGGTAAAGGCCGATAGTCACGGTGCGGCAAGATATGAGGCTTGGCTTAATTTCCATGACGCTTACGATCTACCTTTTGGGGAGTTTTGTAAACAGTCGCGGGTTACAAGGAAGGGGTGAAGGGCGATGGCTGATACAAAAATAGAATGGGCCGAGAAGGTTTGGAACCCGGTCACAGGCTGCACCAAGATAAGCCTAGGCTGCAAGAACTGCTATGCAGAGCGCATGAGTAAGCGTCTGGCGGGGCGATGTGGATACCCGAAGGACAATCCCTTTGCGGTTACACTGCATCCTGATAAACTTGACGAGCCCATGAAGTGGAAGAAGCCGAAGCGGATATTTGTTTGCAGTATGGGCGATCTATTCCATGAAGAAGTGCCGTTTGAATTTATACATCAAATTTGGGATGGGATGAAAGCCTGTCCACAACATGTCTTTTTAGTTTTAACTAAGCGCCCCGAGAGAATGGAAGAAGTATTGGGACGGATATATCGACTAGAAAGATTTGGGGCAGCGAAAGGCTTTTGGAATCACGTATGGCTTGGTGTAACCGCAGAAAACCAGGATTTATATGACCAGAGAGTGCAGTATCTCCGCCAGATTCCAGCGGCGGTAAGGTTTATTTCGTATGAGCCAGCTTTAGGGCCTCTCGTTATGAGAAAGAAGGCCGCAGATGAAAAAGAGATAATTCAAGCTGCGCTCATGGGGCAGTTGGATGATTACAGTCGACCGGTAGAAAAGGGGATTGACTGGGTTATCTGTGGCGGCGAATCAGGCCCAGGCGCCAGGCCGATGCACCCGGATTGGGTGAGAGGGTTACGCGATCAGTGTGTAGCTGCGGGAGTGCCGTTCTTTTTTAAGCAGTGGGGAGAATGGCTACATAGTTCGCAAATAGCCGGCTCCGACTTAGATCCAGATTGTGCTGACAGTTTTTTGCGCTATACATGGACGATAAAAGCTAATGACGTTTCTTTCAAGGTCGGCAAAAAAGCCGCGGGCCGCCTGCTGGATGGGCAGGAGTGGAGCCAGTTCCCGGAGGTGCAACATGAGTAACTCTATAATTTGGACACCAAAGGAAGAAGAATTTATCCGCCAAAACTATTATAAGATTGGTCCCCGGGCAACCGCCGAGGCTTTAGGTAAGCCGTATCGTACCGTGTGCGGTAAGGCCTCCAGGCTGGGCGTATCAAAGCGCCTGAATGTTGACAAACAGAGACTTAGCCACAGTCGGGCAAGGTGCCCAAGCTGCCCAAGCTGCAACAGATTACACCATGGAGTAAGGGGTATGCCCTGCTTACGCTGCGCGGTAGGGGGTGTTGAGGTTGGTTGAGAGAAAATGCCCAGTCTGCGGCGAGATATTGTATAGCGCAGACCACGAAGGGACCTGGTGGTGCCCTGAGTGCGGGGCTGAGATAAGGCCAGGGGGTGATAATCATAGCGCCTAAAAGGAGATTCCCCAAAAGCTGATATTGTGAAAGGGACTGAAAACAAGTCCGTGACCCGTGACCCTGGTGTGTAAGGGCACTGCCTTAAAAGGCGGTGTCCTTTATTTTTGAAAGGCAGGTGAGAATCTGAATTAGTCAACCAATAAACGAGGGAGGTAACTATTATGACAATGGGAGACATGGATACCCAAGTAAGCCTAACAACAGTATGCGGGGGAGCACTGGACGAAGCGTTTAAGGAACTGTATCCCCAGCTTGTTTCCGCTATGAAGCAGGGCGACAAGGCTAGCCTGGCAATCACTGTAGGGATTGAGAAAATGAAGGACAGTGAGATTATGTTTGGATTGTCTTTCAGTATCAAGCCTAATTTCCCGGCCCGGAGTAAAGCGTCCCTGTGTGTGATCGGCAAAGACAACACTCTATTAACGGACAAGCCGGTGCAAAAACCGGAAGTAATATCTTTGTTCCAGAAGGAGGCCAAGTAAACCATGAAAGAACCAGAAGTAAAATTTGAAGTTTACGCAAATCCGGGAGCACCCAGCGAAATCCACCTTAGACAGGGTGGGTTGCCAGAGCCGTATCAATACCGTGGCTACAACTATACCCTTGAAAGCATCGGCAGTGTCATTGAATTAATCAGGTGGAAGGGCAACAACTTAAGCACCGTTATCTTTGTTGACGATGGCGGCGTACAGGTTATTCTTGACGACGCGGTAATAAATAGGCCCAAAGATACCGCGAAATACAGCTATAAAAAATCAATAGAGCTTGACGAGTGGGCCCTTGTTTTAAGCAAGGCCATCCAGCAGAAGTCTTTCATCGACTTCTTAAAGCGCCGTCCGGATGATCAGGTCGAAGAAATTGATCTTCTGCTTGCCTCCGTGCAGAAAATGAACCTTGCCACAGTCATTACAGGAGAGTACGAACCGGTTGACAGTAACAACGTCACGGTGAGCTTCAAGATCAAGGAGACTGAGACCTCCACCAAGATTCCCAAGGTTCTTATTATTCAGATGCCTTTGGTTTTCGGCAGCGACAACATTGTAACCATGGAAGTCGAACTGGAGTTTCGCGCACCGCGCAACGAAGGAGAAAAACCGTTGTTCCTCTTAACCATACCGAAGTTTGACCGGTACTGGCAGGAAGCCGTTGACTTCGAGATCGACAGGCTAAAGAAAGCACTGGGAGGATACCTCATTCTTGATGGCCAGGGGTTGAAGTAAAAATAACTGCCCTTGCCGGCGTTCCTGTTATACAGGTTTGAAAGGCAGGTGGTTCTATAAAGCATTAACTGGATCGGACAAAGGGAAATCGCCTCCGTTGATCTTACGGAGTGCCCTTAGTCCAAACAGTAGTCACTGAAAAAGTGTGTAGCCCGCCGTCTTTGTCGGGCGGCGGGTAAATTTTTTAGGGGAGGCTTAAATTATGTTAGGTGGTCAAGGCCAACAGGCAATAGCAAGACAACAGGCTCCGTATGATTCGGTATGTGAGGCTCTTTTATCTGCAACCAGAAGGTACGAAGAAAGGCTTGGGGTGCTAAAGGCAAGGCTTGAAGCCAACAACGCCAAGGTTGAAGGCAGGGATTTGCCGCAACCTGCTCCGATAGTTACCATCCAACAGCAATTGGGTGAAATTTGTTCAAGGATCAATGTTTGCAACGAGGGCATGGAGGGAATTATCGACCGCCTCAGTGAGTATGTCGGTGAACTGAAAATACTACCATAGCATACATGGCCCCGTCTTAACGGGCGGGGCAATCCAAAATTAAGGGGAGGGTAAACACATGAAAGCAACAGGCATAGTAAGACGCATTGACGAGCTGGGGCGGGTAGTTTTACCGAAGGAACTGCGTACCATTTTTAATATAGACCACGGGGACGCCCTGGAGGTATTTACGGAGGGCGACAGCATCATTCTGAAACTTTATCAACCAGGCTGCCAGGCTGACGGATGCACGGAACTAGATGTTGTCGAGGCTCACGGCGTAAGGCTCTGCAAAGCTCACGCAGAGGCAATCTATCACCATGCGCTGGAAGCGTAGCTTTCTTCTATCCGACAACCCGGTAGCCAAGTGTAGTAAGCACGGTATCCGGCTGAGCAAGAACCAGATAAAGGCGCGGGATTGCCTAAATAAGACACCGCGGCGAAAGCGCCGGCATAAAGGCAATCCCTGCCGGTGGCTCAAAATGTTTAATAAAGAGGGTTAGGGGTAATTGCCCAGACTCAAAGACATTCTGATCGTTTTAACCTTCGGCGCCTTCTTTGCGGCGTTTGCGGTGGGGATGCAGAGGATGCCGGAGAAACCAGCACTGCCGGACCCGCAGATCCAGGCGTTACAGGAGCAGGTTAACCAGTTACAGACAAGGCTTGACGAAGTGGAGAACGTCCAGGGCTACATCGCCTTGAAAAATGACTGGAGGTCTAAGCGATGAATCTTGCACAGGCTGGTTTTGCATATGGGATGCGGGTAATTGAAAGCACTGCCATGGTTATAAAAACCCAGAGAAGAACCCATAAGAGAAAACGCATAAACAAGAAGTGGCTTAAAAAGTATGGGTATTCTTCTAAGGCAGACCCAGACGTGTATGTCTTGGGTGGTCAAATACTTGGGCATCCGGAGACAATAAGACAACTTAAATCAGTTGTCGACAAGAACGCGGGGAGGGGTTACTACGGCCAAGAAAAAGAAGAAGGATAGCCTGGAACAGCCCAATCCCAAAAAGGAGAAACCCCGCAAGCCTTATCGCATGGATCCGAAAACTGAGGCGAAGCTGATTAAAATGGTTGATGCTGAAATATGGAGAAATCCCATCTGCCATATTAACGTGAGGGACCATGAGGGGCAAACGCCTAATATGTGCAGATATATGGATCTTGAGGACAACCCTATTAATGGCAGTATTTATTATCGGCACCAGGTCATTGTCCTGCGGGGGGGATCTTAGAGATACTCAAGGGGAGAAGGAGGGTGTTGGCAAGTTGAAATGTCAACATTGCGGCGATGAAGCGCTTGACAGCCTTTGCCCGAGCTGTGCTAGTATGGTACGGGCCCATACCATTGAGCAGACCAGGGAGGAAAAGATCAGGCGGGATGAGAGGGAGCGTATAGCGTTAAAGTTGGCATTTGATGACAACAAATGCAAGTTGGACGAAGACGAACCTGATTGCGAACACCAGCTAGAAAAAGACGGGAACGATTGCTATGTCTGCTGGCTGAAATACCTTGAGTCACCAAAACAAACGGGCGGGGATTGCTTAAAGCATAATTTCTAAGGGGGCGGTTGGCTTGAACTTTTTTACTGAGGCTGAAAAGGTCCTGCGTCATTACCGGGATATGCAAGCGGCACTGCCCAATTTGGAAAAGAGAATAGCGCGGCTGGTTGCACAGACCAGCCCGCGCACTCTCAAAGCTATTAGCCTGGAGGAAATGGGCGCGGGGGCAGCGGAACAAGAAACCCTTAACTTGATCTGCGAGATAAAAGAACTGTCGGACTGCCGGGACCTGACGAAGGCGGCTCTGGAAGAAATAGACGAGATACTTGTTAATATATCCAAAGATGATAAGTGTAAGAACTATGGCTATATACTGAGGGCATGGTATATAGAGGGGACATACAAAGACGACATAGCAAAAGAGCTTATGTATAGCTCCAAGCAGAGTGTTTATGATCTAAAGGAATCTGCACTCAATAAGTTTGCAATGCAGCTGTATGGGTATCCAGCGGTAAAGGCGCTATGAAAATATCTCTTGTTGACGTAGATAGCAAAATCCCCAATTTAGCGTTGATGAAGCTGTCTGCCTACCACAAGGCCAGGGGCGACAGTGTTAAGCCCTATGATCCTTTGTTTGACCGTCCGGATTTAATTTATGCCAGCAAAACATTCGACTTCTCTCGCGACTACGATTATTTCCCCAATGATATTCCTGTGATCAAGGGCGGCATTGCTTACGAACCGAAAAGCAAACTGTCAGATGAAATAGACTCAATGTGCCCGGACTATTTTCTGTATAACTGCGAGTATGCCATGGGGTTTACGACCCGTGGCTGTATCAGGCGGTGTCCATTCTGCAAGGTTTGGCAGAGCGAAGGACACATTAGGGCGGTAGGTGATATTTACGACTTCTGGACAGGACAGACACACCTAAAACTACTGGATAACAATTTGACGGCAATGCCTGATCGTTTTGAGGTGATATGCAAGCAGTTAATCGAGGAGAAGGTGAAAGTTGATTTCAGCCAGGGTTTAGACATTCGGCTCATAACCGACGATATGGCCGAACTGCTATCTAAAGTAAAGCGGTGGAAAAGGATACACTTTGCGTTTGACGGCCTGGATCTGGAGCAGGCAGTAAGATCAGGCATTGAGAGGTTAACTAAATACATACACCCGGACCAACTAACCTTTTATGTTCTGATTGGGTACAATACAACCCCGGAAGAAGATTTGTACCGCGTGGAACTGCTTAGGTCCCTGAGAGTTAATCCTTTCGTAATGCCGTATAATAAACGCGACAGATACCAGATGAGGTTTGCGCGGTGGGTAAATAATAAAGCAGTATGGAAAACAACCTCATGGGAGAATTATGGTAAAAAGATAGCCACCCCTGCTTAGGGGCGGTTATTTCCTTCACATCAATATATGATATACTCATGTACCAATAAAAAATATTTATCAGGAAATCTGGAAAATCTCTAGACGTGACATATTGACAATATTCTGATATAATTCGGAATTGAAAAATAATCCAGTAGAGAGACATCTTCCTTTGAAGGTGTCTCTTTATCTTTAATAACTTATATTTCTTTAATAATGTGTAAGTATTAAATGAAGTGTAAGTTATATTTACTAATATAGGGAGCAAGCGCCTTATGGCAATGTGGGAAGAATCCCCGGATATGAGAGAGTTGGCAGCCAGGGTTATTAACTCGATGGATGATGTGGCTCATGTTGAAGTGGACTCTGTTTTGTTCCTTAGAGAACTAGAGACAAAACCCCCTGCCCTGGCAAGATGTTATAGATTCCACACTCACCCCATTGGACTGTTTACAGAAAAGCCATGGGGTATTGTTTTCTATATGCAAAACTGTGATTACATGAGCGAAAAACAACTGGCCTTGCTTATGTTTCACGAACTACTGCACATAACTCCAACGGGTAACAAATTGGTAAATCATAACATTCAGGACTTTAGGCAGGTATTGGGGATTGACTTAGATTGGGCAAACCCAGGCCAAGAAGTGCCTGATATATTGGGGTGATAGAATTGGCTGAAAATGTCACGGAATACCAGCCAACCGAGACAGAAGAAAAGATACTTGAGTTCTTGATGAATCCGGCAAACAGGATGAAGCCTGTCACAGAAATATGTGCCATGGTAAATTGTTCTACCAGGACGTATTACCGAGCCTTTGAAAAACCTGATTTTGTGGCCCACTATAACAAGGTGTCCCTGGAGGTTGTGAAGCAAAGCGTAATGCCGGTAGTTCACGCATTTCAGAGAGAGGCGGTCAGGGGATCCTTCCAGCACGGCAAGGTTATTCTGGAGATGGCAGGCATTTATAAAGAGACTGTCCGCAAAGAGGTTACAGGGAAAGACGGAGACCCGATTGAGCATACTGTTACGTCCCGTGTAGCCGGAATGACCCCGGAGGAAAGAAAAGCAGCCGTGGAAGAAATACGCAGGCAGCGGGAATTGACAGCTGCCCTTGAAACCGTGGAGGGAGGGGAGTCCTCCCCATGATCGACTTTTGCAAATACGGCATGGCAGGATGCGGAAAGCGCTGTTGCTTTCACTGCCAAACCAAGTGCAAGGAATTTGCCTGCACCCTGAAATGCCAGGAGTTCCACAAGCGCAATAGAGATCAGGTCGTAATCCATTACGCAGCCAAGAATCAGGCGCCGGCCCCCAAATGGAGGGACATAACCGGCGCTGTTTTATGTACCGGTAGAGGCAAAGGCCCGAGGAATGTACTGGTTAAGACAGCCAAGGGCAAGGTTGTGGTCCCGAGACTGAACGTCAGGTATCTCAAAAAAGCGGCAAGTGATGAGTGATGGCCACAAAATGGACACCCGAAGAAATAGAGCAGATGGAGATAGACCAGGAGCTTGATGATTGCAGAGCGTCCTGCGCTCATTTTATCCAGGCATGGGTGCATATTGAGGACAAAGACGAGGCTTTAGGGGATAATGCTCCAGGGGTGAAAATAAAGTTCATTCTCTGGAAGTTGCAACTGCAGGCCCTAATCGCTATCCTCTCCAACCGACTACTTATCTTACTCAAAGCGCGTCAATTAGGGTGTACCTGGTTGGCGCTTTCTTATGCCGTATGGCGCATGGTATTCTTCCCCGGCTTTACCGTGGCGGGCGTATCAAAAACAGAAAAAGAAGCAAAGGAGCTTATACGAAGAATAGAGGTAATCCTTCGGGCGCTCCCCGACTGGATGATACGGGAGAAAACACCTAAGAACAAAAAGAGTCTGGTTAATTTCAATGGCCCAATATGGACATCGACAACTGAAACCATAACCATAACCCACCCAAATAAAGAGACATCAGCGTTTCATGCCTTTACCAGCGCCCCCAGCTCTGGGCGGTCCTTTACAGAGAACCTTGTCATCCTGGATGAGTGGGCGCACCAGCAGTGGGCGGAAGAAATCTGGTCAGGCATATATCCGACAGTCAACCGGCCAACAGGCGGCCAGGTCATAGGCCTTAGCTCCAACAAGCGGGGCTCATTCTTCGAGGCAATCTGCAAGAAGCCGGAGGACTATGGATTTATCCGTATCTTCCTTCCCTGGCGGACGGACCCCCGCAGAACCCATGATTGGCACGAAAAAACCAAGAAGGCTATGCCTAATTCATGGAGGCAGGAATATCCCAGTACCCCAGAAGAGGCCATGTCAGCCGGCGAAGGGACAGCCTTCCCTGAGTTTACCCAGAGTATCCATGTTTGCAAGCCTTTCAAGATCCCGCACTGGTGGCGCCGGTGGCGTGGTAATGACCCAGGTTATGCCGATCCCTTCTATCACTGCTGGTTTGCGGTATCCGATGAGGGGATTGTTTATTTGTACCGTGAATATACCCGGACCGAGAAAGACCCGAGAGTTACCTATTCAGAGCAGGCCAGGGAGGTGGTCAGGAAGTCAGTCCAGGGCGGAGAAGTGGGCAGCCCGGACAAAGATGAAAGCGGTAAGCCGATATCGGAGCGCATATCATTTACCTGCGTTGGCCGTGACGCTTGGAACAGGACAGGCCGAGGCTACATGGCAGAGAACCCGAAGCCTTCTGACGGCAAGAGCATTATCGACTGTTATACCGAGGGCGGCTTGACCGGCTGTATTGAGCCACCGAGGGACACTAAGACGGACCGGATTCTCCAGAAGGCGGTATTCCATGAGTACCTTGATCCCTTCTATGACGAACGCCAGGAACGGACCATATCCAAGCTGCAGATATTCTCGACCTGTACGGCACTGATCGAGGCAATACCGGAGCTGGTCAACGATGAGAAGGACAATGAGAAGGTATCCGAGGACCCGCACGTCTATACAAACCCGTTCAAGGGTGCGGTGTACGGCCTCATAGCGTGGCACAAGAAGCGCAGCGAACCGCCCAAGGAGGAAAAGACCAGGGTGCAGCTGGACAAGGAACGGCTGGCGAAGGGGCTCAAAGGACCGAAGCAAAGGAGAAGGTTGGCGTGATGCCTGAGAAAGTAACAATTGGATGCTATGACTACGCCGTTATAGAAACCGACGAGGTTTTACTTGTAGACGGAAGAGAGTGCAGTGGGCTGATTGACTACAATAAGCACATAATTAAAGTATCCAACAAAGAGACGTTCGGCGAGTAGAGCAAGGAGCAGACACTTTGGCATGAAATGGTTCACGGCATTATAAACTACAGGGGCATTGACCCCAAGCAATGTGACCCGGAAACCCTTGTTGACGAGTTGGCGACCGCATTGCATGGAATCTGCAAGAGCAACGGCAGGTTGCCGGGGCAAAAATAAAACAAGGGGGACAACCCATGAGACAGCGGATAACCAAGGAACAGCTTGACGAACTCACCCCGGAGCAGAAGGAACGGCTTAGGGGGTGGTGGACGCCAGCAGAGGGTGATTGGTACTTTTTAACAAGACCGTATGATAAAATGCAGTTTACCTGCTTGTTTAAACTTCTTCCTAGTGAAGATATATCAAGGTTCTTGTGGCATGACTGTCTTCCCCTGCTCTCAATCGGCCAGTGCATTGAGTTGCTAAACGGAATAGATCCTGCTGAATGGACTGTAGCCAACAGTAATTCTGACGGCTGGAGTATTGTGTCGTCAAATTTATACGGACCAGATCGTTATTGTGTAGTACAGGAAGATGGTACTGATTTTGAAGAACTCATCGACGCCCTCTGGTCCGCCATAAAGAAGGTGCTGTGATGTTGACGTACAAAAACCACTTAACACTTCAAAAATTGGTTGAACTAGCCACCCAAGATTCCGAGTCGGCACCAATACCAATCGGCAAGAGCATTATCTGCAAACTGGTGACATCAAAGGAAATTCCAGAGAATGAGTTGTATCTTGTAAGCGGTGATAGTGTAGTAAAGGTGGTGCTGTGATGAAACCCAAACAAACCCGCCAACAACGGCGCGAAGAACAGCGCGACACGGCTTCAAGCCTGCCAGAGTTTACCCAGTGGCTGAAAGGCCAGTTGCAGCAGATCATGTGGCGGCAGGAAGTGCTGAAAGAGGCATTGCTCCTGCATGGAGTAACCCCGGAAGTTATGAAGCAGGCTGAGACAAATGTGATCAATCGTGTTAGGCCGGGGGTGAAGTGATGGGGCAGACAGACAGGGACATCATCGGTTACGGTATGACCAAGCAGGAGCAGGAAGTAATAGCCGCTATCCGCAAGATCGAATACGGCGAAGTGACGGCCCGGATTCAAGCGGGGAAGATTGTTGTTATTGACGAGAGGAACACCCGGAAGGTGAGGGAATGACCACCTCAAATGACTCTCGGCACTTCACTGGCAAAAAGAAAGGCGGCACAGGGCCAGCAAAGCGGAAGCGAAGTCCAAGGAGCGATCGCAAGCATGTAAATAAGTATAAGAAAGGGTGATTGGGTGATAGAAAAACTATCCATAGACGATTGGACAATGCAGTGGGCAGCCAATAAGATGGTCGAGGCAAAAATCAACGAACTTGTTGAAGCGGTGAACCAATTAAAAGCGACAAAGAACATTCCGACAACTCCCATGATAGCGTATGATGAAGAAAACTGTGTTTACAATCGTGTTAGATGTGACTCTTCCGGTAGGCTATTGCTTAAATGCCCTGATTGCCAGAAGGACTACGAGGGCGAATTGCCAACAATCAAATAACAATTTCCCAAGAGGAACAACCTGCGGGGAGTGCTGGAGCCAGAGCGCATAATGTGCGTTGTGGTCCCGGTACTCCCTTTTTTATTTCTCATACAAAATTTGAATAGGAGTGATCAGTTTTGAAGGAAAAAGATTTAAACATTACGGAAGTTCGGGGCGCAAAGGCTAATATCTCTGATCTGCAGGTTTATGGTAACGGTGACACCTTTGCCCTGCTGTGCAAGGCCAGCTCCCAGGAACAAGGCTGGATGAAGTCAACCAAGGTTTGCAACCTGCCCAGCGGGTGTTTGGTACAGGTAACGACCCAACAGAAGAACCCTGACGGCAGCTATGCGGTTGCCGAGGCACTAACCTTTGTTCCTGGTGTGAACATGGACAAAGAGGCTGACCCGAGAGTGCTTGTGAGTATCGAAAATCAAGGCGTTCCCGCCGGTACCGGCCAGGACGATTTCTGGAAAGAACATCAAAGGCGCCAGCAAATCATTGATGCTGCCGTGGCCAGTATTATTACCGCTGATAAAGCCGCTGAATTGCTTGGCTTTGAAGGGGGTAAATAATTGGATAAATACATTGGAGTAAAAATCATCGAGGCCGAGCTAGGTGAAAACCCCAAAGAAACAAACGGACACCCTGCCGGCGAAATGGGATACAAGGTCAGATACCCGGATGGATATGTCAGCTGGTCCCCGAAAGATGTCTTTGAAAAAGCATATATGAAGATCATCCCCAATCCCAGGCTGAAAACAGACATTTCAATATCGCCGCAAATGGTAGAGGGCTTCATTAAGGAAGTCCATGCCAGCACCATAGGAGAAAAGACAACCCTTGTCAGGGCTGTCCTGGTCAACGGATTTGAGATAGTCGAGGCCGCTGCCTGTGTTGATAAGGAGAATTATTCTGAGGAAATCGGCACGGAGGTTTGTCTTGGCAAGATCAAAGACAAGATCTGGGGCTTCCTTGGATTCCTGCTTCAAACCGGCGTTGGCGGAGTAAGAAAGGGGCGGGATTAATCCATGGATAAGACAGTAGCACAGTTTTTCCCGCAGCCTTTCGATGCGGCCAGTTGTGATATTTTTAACTGCTATAGCCGGGCGGTATGGTTCGTTGGCAGGCCGGATGGACCGCATAACATTAACCTCAAATTGTGTAAGTCATGCGCTGAGAGCGCGATCAGGAACCTGCCGGATGAACTAAAGAAGGCCCTGGTCCAGGAAGGCATGGCACTTCTGGAGATACCGGAAGAGATAGTTGAAACCATGGAGCAGGCAGCGGATGAACTTGCCGAAAACCCAGGCCATGTCCTTGTTGCCTTTGACCCCAAAGATGTAAAGGACGCTTTGGCGGCCCAGGCCATGAAAGAAGAGATCGTACAGCTAAAGGATGAGGTCTCAGCCAAGAATACGGAACTCAGCGTCAAGAACGCTGAAATAGCCCGGCTGAAAAAAGAAGTGTCCGAATCCAGGAAGCAGGAGAAGGCGAAGGAGCAGGATGCTAAATGACCATAGATGGCGGTATTGTTATTGTCGCTATCCTTATCTTCTGGGGATGGCGTGAATTTCAGCATGACCGTGAGCGCAAAGACCTTTACAGCCGCCTGATGGCCAAGGATTTAACGGAGTATGCGGTAAGCACTGCTCCAAAGGGTAATAACCCTAAAAGGTCAAGGAACTTTATCAAGGCGGGAGTACAGCGGTTCTACAAGGATAGAGCGGAAGCGGGTGATTGACATTGGAACTTGGATCCATTACCCAACCATTTAAAAATGCCCTTGCCGGCATCCAAAACGGTATTCAAAACGTATTCGGCAGCAAAGAGAAAAAGCCGGTCCATATTGACGACCTGGTTGATTTCGTCAACGCCGAGTACACGCGCCGCATGACTGAGCGCAGGATATTTGAACTGCAGTGGCGCCTTAATTTGGCTATGTATGAGGGCAACCAGTACCTTGACATCAACACTGCCACCATGTCCTTAGAGGAAATGCCGATCCTGTACGATTGGCAGGAGCGAGAGGTCTTTAACCACATCGCGCCCAACATCGAAACTCGTATTTCCAAGCTCAAAAAGGTCCGCACTATCTTAAAGGTTCGCCCGGGAACGTCCGATCTTGAAGATGTCCACAGCGCCAAGGTTGGCGGCCATATCTTAAAAAATAACTACAATGACCAAAACCTGCGCGACAAGCAGGCAGAGGAAATTATGTGGTCAGAACTGTGCGGGACCGTGTTTAGAAAGCATGTCTGGAACCCGAATCTTGGCAGAGTTATTGGTGTTGACCAGGGAGCGCCCAACGAGGAAACCGGAGAACCGGGCCAGCAGGTAGAAATAAGGGAAGGTGAGCAGGAGTTTATCGTCTGCCCGGCGCAGGAAATCCTGCCTGATTCGTCCAGTGCCAGCGACGTAACCAAGTGCAAGAGCCTGATGCACTGCAAGGCATTTGCCACAGAGGATATTATAAACATATGGGGCGTGGAGGTAGCACCTGAAAAGGTTGAGGTTGAAAAGCTGATCAAAAGCACACATGGTATGGGTGGTCTGGGTTTTGGGTTTGGCTATGGGCAGGGCGGGTTTATGGTCCACAATGTCAAGCTGGAAAAACACGCTATTGTCAAGGAGTATTGGGAGATACCAACCAAAAAATACCCGGAAGGACGGCTTATTATTGTAGCCGGCGGCAAACTTCTCTATGCTGGCAAACTGCCTTACCTTGTTGGTGACGATAACAAGCCCGGAATACCCTTTACTATGCTGGTATGCCTGAAAAGGCCAGGACTATTCTGGGGTAAGACGGTACTGGAAAGGCTTATACCGGTCCAGCGCAGGTACAATGCGCTGCGTAACCGGAAGGCGGAATACCTTAACCGTGCTGCCATTGGTCAGTATGATATTGAGGTCGATTCCATAGACGATATGGATGCGTTTGAAGCTGACGCCGGTATGCCAGGCTCGATTACCGAGTACAACAGAGGCACCAGGAAGCCGACACTGCGTGAAACTCCACCTCTGCCGAGGGCCTTTGACACCGAAGAACAGACGCTGCTCAATGAGTTCGCTATCCTTTCCGGGGTAAGCGAGATAAGCCGTCAGTCCATGGCCCCGGCGGGAGTTAAAAGCGGTGTGGCGCTTTCCATTGTTCAGGAGCAGGACGATACCCGGATCTCCAACACCGTTGAGAACATCGAGCGGTACAATGTCGCCAGTGGCAAGATCCAGCTTCGGCTGTCCAAGCAGTATGTGAAGGCGCCGCGCACGATTCACGCTGTTGGCCGCAACAATGTGGTCGAGGTTATCGACTGGATGGGTACAGACATTCGCTCTGAGGACGTTTACCTTGACAACATGAGCGCCCTGGCAGACAGCCCGGCGCAAAAGCGGCAGATGGTCTTTGACCTGTTAGAGTCCGGGCTTCTCAGGGATCCCGAAACAGGACAGATCAACAGTGAAATGCGTTCCAAGGTGTTTGAAATGATCGAGATGGGCGAATGGGAGTCCGCCGACGATGAATCCCAGCTGCACCTGGCCAAGGCTGAGCGTGAAAACAGGATGCTGTCACAAGGCCAGTTCACCCAGGCGGTAGACTACGACGACCATATCAGCCATATCTCCAGGCACAACCGGTTCAGACTGACAGTGGATTACGAGGAAATGAAGGCACAGAATCCAGTCTTAGAAGAAATCTTCGATGCTCACGTCAATATGCACCTGATGGTGCTGAACCAAAGGGCGATGATGGCCGCACAGATGCAACAGCAGGAAGAACCAAAGCCAGGCGGCAGCGAAAACGCCGCTTAAAACTTAATACGGCTTGACGGACCGGAAAACATACCGGTCTTTTTTATACCCAAAAACAGGCGACAACTCCAGCGTGAGCCGCCAATAACAGGAGGTAATTTAATTTATGGAAGGTCAAGCTCAAATAGTCGATAACTCCGGAGCAGGGGCGCCGACACCTGATGTAACTCCTGCGGCACCAGAAGCAGGAGCACAAGCAGGAGAATTTCAGGGACAGATTGAGAGAACACCTGAATCGCTGATGGCCCTTTTAGACGGAGCCGACCCTGCCACGCTGTTTGGCCAACAACAGCAGCCGGCGGCACAGCCGCCAGTGCAGGAACCGGCGCAAGCACCCCCGGCACAAGTGCCCGGACAAGGTATGCAGGTTCCCGACAAGTTTAAGAACCCGGACGGATCAATTAACACTGAGGCGTTAATGAAGTCCTATGTCGGGATGGAAGAAGTCCTTGGCAGACAAGGCAACCAACTTGGTCAAATACCCCAGTTGCAACAGGAATTACAACAACTTCGGGCACAGTTACAGCCACCGGCGCAGGCACCGCCTGCACAACCGGAACAGGCTCCAGAAGCCCCCAAGTTTCCCTGGGAAGATCCCGGCCAGGACATAGAGTCTCTTAACGAAGAGTATTTCACCAATCCTGCCGAGGCCAATCAAAAGATGCTGCAAAAGACCATCCAGGCGTTTGAAAACAAGATGATGAACACGCTGCAGGAGGCCCTAAAGCCTATTACCCCTATGGTCCAGGAGCGCGTGAGGCAGCAGGAATTTCAGAGGCAGACCAATGACTTCGCGGAGCAAATAAACCAAATAACCGGCGGCGATGAAAGCCATGAGTTTTTCCAGCTGCAGCCGCAGATGCAGGCCATAGTACAGCAGTACGGCGAGGCGATAACAAAACTGCCCAACGCGGCAGAGGCTATTTACAAAATGGCGAAGGGAAGCCTTCCGTCACAACCACCGGCGCCAACGCTGGAGCAGATGATTTCTGACCCGGCTATGGTCCAAAAGATACTTGCCGCGCCTCATATCCAGGCCGAGGCAAGGAAGATGTATGTCCAGGACGTTAAAAACGGTGCGCCGCCTATTGTAATGGGTGGCCAGGGCGGAGGGACACCGCCGGCTTCACCGTCAGAAAGGCCTCAAAGTGTGCGCGAGGCTTCGGCCATGTTCGCGAGATCACTGAGGTGATAACAACAACTATTCAAGGAGGCGTTAAAATTGGCTGATACTCCACTGTCCATGACAAATATCATCAACGCACTTAAATACTGGTACCTTGACGGACTTCGTTTCCAGCTTAATGAGGCGGCAAGTCCGTTTCTGGCTAAGCTGGAGAACACTCAGGAACACGTCGAGGGCTACAAGATCAAAATGCCGCTGTCCTATGGGACCACAGGCGGCATTGGTATGCGCTCCGATTCCGGCACTCTTCCCACTGTAAACCCGCGCAAGTTCGCACAGGCCGAGTGGGAGACACTCAACATCTTCGCCAGGATTCAGGTCACTGACAAGGCTATCCAGGCCAGCGCAAGCTCCCGTGGAGCCTTTATTTCTGCCCTGACCCACGACCTTGAAGCGGCCGAAAAGGACGCCAAGAGGGATCTGGGACGCCAGGCCATGGGCGACGGCACCGGCCTACTGGGTACAATTACCGTCGTATCGTCTGACGGCACCACTCACACCCTGACATTCTCAACCGCCAAGAAGTTCATCGAGGGTATGCTGGTTGACCTCTATAATTACGGTGACGGTGACGGGGCGACCAAAGATACCTCCGAGGCCGAAATTACCACGGTTGATAAGGTTAACAATCAGATTATCCTTGTGGCTACCCATGCTCCTGTTGCTGGAGACAAGATTTACCTGGCCGGCAACAAAGACGGTGAACTTACCGGCGTGGCCGAGGTCATGACCGCCGATAATACCCTTTACGGTATTGTCCGGGGTACCTACAAGTATTTCAACCCGACCACCAAGGCTGTAACCGGTGAGATCAGCGAGATCAAAATCCAGGAGGGCATTGATGACGCTGAGGATGAAGTGGGTAACGTCATTGACTTCCTGATGGCGGAAAAAGGAGTTATCCGGGCCTACAAGAACCTGCTCGGTGCCATGAAGATGAGCGTCAACACCATTGACATTAAGGGCGGCTTTAAGGCTGTTACCTTCAACGGTATCCCGCTTGTCGGCGATAGGTTCTGTACTGACGGCGAACTTCTGGCGCTTTCCATGAAAAACTGGAAGATGTACGAAATGGCCGACTGGGGTTGGCTCGATGCTGACGGCAACATGCTTACCCGTGTAAGCCAAAAGCCGATCTGGGAAGCTACGCTCCGGAAATACTGCGACATTGGGTGCGATCTTCCCAAAGGTCAGGTCAAGTTCACCGGGATCACACGTCACTAGAATAATAGAGGGGTTTAAAAGGCCCCTCTTTTATTTCCTTCAACTTGACAGAAAGAGGTGAAATAATTTGGCTGTTACTGCAACCCTTGTTAAAAAGTTTAAATTTGGCAACGGCTTTGTGGCTTTAGCCGATCTAGCGTTTGACAATTCCTACCCGACAAACGGCGAGGCAATAACCATCCCGAGCCTGCCGGTTATCAATGAAATATATTTCCCCCAATGCTCGGGCTACCTTTTCGAGTACGTTAAATCAACCGGAAAGGTAAAGGTCTATACCCCATCCGGAGCGGCCAACGCTCACACTCACGCGGTAGCCCTTGACGGTGGTTCCACAGCTGCCGGCGCCGCACATACTCACGTTTTCAGCGGGACAGCTGCAGCGCAAAAGCCTGCCTATGTTGTTGAGGAACCCGTTACCGTAACCGCTAATGTCGGCACACTGGCGCATATTCCCCTCTACATTACCGCTGTTCATGTTACCGCTGCCACCAGTGTTACAGGCGCGTTTAGCGTTATTCCGGTAGGGGAAACACCGGCTACCAAACAGGTGGCGGTTAACTTTGTTACCGGGGCTATGACCTTCCTTGGAACCGATGGAGTGACTGCGGCTAAAGTATCCTACATTCCAAAACGCAGCGCGGGCTACCTTTCCGCTGTAACGGTGGACGAGGTTGTTGTGGCCTCGGCTTCCAAGGTCAACCTTGCGGCCCGCGCAGGTCTGATCCAGTATGTTTGGGATGATACTGACGGGGTACTGGTAGACTTTGAGCAGCCGGGAGCCGCGCCGAGCGCTACCCACTTCTGCACCGTTGATATCCTGGATACAGCGGACACCAGCATTGACAGCCACGCTGACGATGCGACCAACAGCCTTAAAGTTACCTACGTTCCCTATACCCAGATCCCTACGGGGTGCTTTATCGACGATGCGGATATTACCCTTTCCAGCGAGAATTACAACTTCACCGAAACCGCCCACTATGCCAAAACACTCATTCCGGCCTTTGGTGTAAATGCCATTGGCGAAACAGGGGCAGCGGCCAGGGCAGCGGCTATCTGGGAAGGTCCAAGCGGTACAGCCGCAAACGGTATAGCAGTGCTTAATCCGGCGCTGAACAAGATTCTGACCAAGAATACTACGGCCATGACCATTATTACAGTGCCGTGGATGATTCTTGACACTGAGCAGCTTACTCCCATTGCATCCGCTGGAACCAATGCCAATGAATCTACGCACACTCACGGACCAGGCACTTTGGTTGATGCGGCCAGCGGGTCCGGCGGCGCCGTATCTGCTGCGGCTGCTTCAGAGGTTACAAACACAGGCGATCTGAGCGCGTTAACAGCTGTAAGAGTAATCGCCTTCGGCTATTAGAAGGGGTGTTTTATGGGACGGTTATCATTTCAAAGCGATGTTAACGAAAGGCTGCAGGGTAAACCATACCTGCAGCCTGTTTTTTCAGGCGGATGCTACGACATTACCAGAAGGATCAGGGAGCAAGATCCTTCTTACTTCATTGTTTGGAACCTGCGAAAGCAGAGATACGAGGTACACACCCTTAATAACAAGGGCAACACCTTTGCTTTTGTGGTACCGAACAATCGGCTTGATGCCAGGGTGGAGGATGAAATAAGGCGCTGTAATTTCTATGTGAGGGGCATGGACATATTCCGGGAAATGGACGAACACAATCAAAAGCTCGTGGCCTCCATAGAAAGACAGCGCCACAACGATTTAATGGGAATTGCGGAAGAAATGTATCCTTACTTCCGGACCTTTAGATGGGAGGGATCGCATTGATAGTGACGATACCGCTTACAAAAGCTCCACTGCCGGCAAGCACCTCATTTACCCAGGACTACCGCGACAGGTACCAGGACGCCAGGCCGGTTGAGGCTGTTGCCGGATTTGCCTTCGCTAACCAGGCAGGGACGCTTTACCTTGAAGAAAGCAACGATGCAAGCTCATGGACCACTATAAGAACCGTTGCGGTGGCCGCAAGCACTCCCGCCGACCTGCTATGGACTCCAATAACGAAGAGATATTACAGATTCCGCTATGCTAATGGCGCCACTGCCCAAACAGCGTTTTTGCTGACCCAGATGATAAGAGAAGTGAGCAAAAAGCAGAATGTTTCTGGTGCTCTGCTGGCCAGCGCAGCCAGGACAGCAACGCTTTCAAGTTCTGATCAACTTAACCTGACCGGAAAATCTCTCAGAATCCACCTAAAAGTAACTGCCTCTGCCTCCACACCTTCCATTGTTCTGAAAATCGAAGGCAAGAACGCCGCGGGGGTTTACTACACAATACTGGAAGGTGCGGCTGTGACCGGCGCTTCCGATAATATGTACGTTGTCGCTCCATGGGCTCAGAACGTGGCCAATGTGTCCGTTGCAGACATACTGCCGAGGGAGTGGAGAGTAACCATAACCCATGCGGACGGTGATTCCATCACCTATGGGGTGTACTTCGACGCTGATCAATAAAAGCAGGCGGGGTGATGCAACTTGCTCAACTGGGCACTAAAGAATTTGTTGCTGAGGATTACCGGCAAAAAAAGCATAGACACCCCGCCAGCAATCAGTTTAGAGGCGCTAAACAACCACCACGAGAGGCATGAGCCTGGTGGGGACGACGAGATAACCCTTGCCGCTTTGGGCGCGTCTGCCGTTGATGAAACCGACACGAACACAACCAAGGATAAACTTGTCTCAAACCTGTTGGCCAAGGGGTGGGAGGACAACAAACACTCTCATGCCAACAAAACCACTCTGGACGCAGTAGAAGAAGCGCTGACAACGGTATTAAAGGCGGCATATGACGCCGCTGTGCTGGCCTCTCACGCCCACAGCAATAAGGCTGTACTGGATGCTATCCAGGAAGCCCTTACCACAGCGTTAAAGTCTAACTACGATGATGCCTACTCCCACAGCGGAGTTGCCACAGGCAACCCGCACGCCGTTACAGCGGCAGACGTAGGTTCCCCTGCGCTGGTCAGTCCTTCGGTGGCTGATAATTTTGTTTCGTTTTCTGATACGGCGGGAGGGCAAAAGGACAGCGGGAGCAAGGCGGCTGACTTTGCGGCGGCTGGGCATAACCATACTGGAACCTATGAGCCGGCTGATGCTGATATCCAGTCTCACTTGTCAAACACATCTAATCCGCATAGCGTCACCAAGACACAGGTATCTCTGGGCAATGTTGACGATGTGCAGCAGCTTCCTTTGTCTTATTTGGATACGGACGGCACCCTTGCCGCAAATAGTGATACAAAAGTTCCTTCACAGAAAGCGGTAAAGACTTATGTAGGGGCTAATGCAATACCAGCACCGGCAAGCCCGGAGCAGGGTGACGTGCTGTATTATAGCGGGGCTGCATGGGCTCGATTGGCTCACGGGACAGCAGGGCAAGCGTTGAAATCAGGAGGTCACGGGGCTAATCCTGCGTGGGCAGGTTTCGCATGGGAATTTATTGCTGAAAGTGTCCTTGGTGCTGATGCTGCCAGTGTTGATTTTAGCTCAATAGCGAGCGGGTATAAGTATTTCATGGTGTTAATAAGCGCCTGTGCCAGCTCCTCGACCGACAGGTATATTTACATGCGCTTTAACGGTGATACAGGAAGCAATTACTATGATACCAGTGGCGGCATATCATCAGGGCACAGCAGTTTGTACTTAGGCGCGTCAGGACAGTATACACTTCCAAAGATAAATGCAACATACAAATACAGGGCGCTTTCGCAAATCCTTATTTGCAATGATGACAGCGCCAAGTCCAAGATCGTTGCTGGCTTTTTCCTGTCTCCAGGTGCGGCCTTTGCTACGGGTACGCTTGGCGGTTTATGGCGAGAGGTGTCTACAGAGATAAACCAGATTACATTCATTCCTTCCGGCGACAACATAGAAAGCGGAAGCACATTCAGGCTTTACGGAGTGAGGTTTTAATGTGGAAGAACCAAAGAGATACAAAGACGCAGACGGAACACATGAGGAAATAACGATTGCCAACGGGGTAAAAATTACTCATTTGATTGAGCCTACCGACGAATGGCGGGCAAAGAATCAAAAGGAAATACCGGCAGTAGAACCGCCTCCGGTATTTACGAAAGAGGACAGGGAACTTCTTATAAAACTTGCAAAATTGACTGATTAATCAACTCCCAGAAAGGGGGTTTTTATTTTGACACTTACACAGATAAAAGAATTTGCAGAGGGCCTTGTGCAGCTTGAATTAGACCTGGCCAAAGTACGGGATTGGATCAATGAAGTCCTGGAAGAAAACGTACTCGACATTAAAAACTTCACCACCTACACCTTTACCGGTTGCACAGCGGGTACTTGGTACACCCTGCCTGTGGCTTGCGTTAGGGTAAAAGAGGTAACTGATATTTACGGCTCCTTATATTACGACTGGCAGGCCGATCTTGGGCTGATAAAGTTTCTTCACAGCGGCACTTACTCTGTTACTTACTACGATATGGCCACTGAGGTTACTACCGGAGGGAGTAGTCCAGATTGCCATGTTCTCTTTCATAAGCCGCTCTGTTATTACGTTGCATACAGGGCCGAGAATGAGGACGAGGCCAACGACTCAGACGGGCAGTATTTCCTTGGGGAGTATCAGGCCAAGTGGAGCAATGCTAAAAAACTACTTCAAAAAAGAAGGCGCAGGGCGGTAGCTCCGGCCTACAGATAGGGGGTTCTGCTCTTATGATTGTAAGGCCTATTCAAAGGATGCCGCAAAAACTAATCAAGGGGTATAACGACTTTCGGGGCGGCTGGAATGCTGACGTGGCTCCGGACCTTTTGAAAGACGATGAACTTGACCAGGCCGATAACTGCGACCTTGACCCCAGGGGCGCTGTTAAGAAGCGGAAAGGAACGACTGTCCTCAACGGCTCCAGTTATAACGCCCAGGTTGAACGACTCTTTGAGTACAAGAAGAATGATGGGACGATTGAACTGCTGGCGCTTATCGGGACTTCGCTCTGCAGTATTGACGACACCACAGGAGCAAAGACCGTCCTTAAAAAGCTGGACGACACCGATATGGGCGGCTACGTCTGGAATGACAAGTTTTATTTCACCGGCAAACAGAGCGGCACAAATAAATACTGGGAATATGACGGTACAGATGTAAACGAAGTTACACCACACGCCGGAAGCAGTCTAACGAAAATTAAGAAGTGCAGAATGTTTGTCTGGCACCCTACCAGCCACAGGATATTTGCCACCGGCAACGCCAGCGACAGGGCGGCGCTTTATTATTCCGAGAAAGACGACCCGACATATTTTAAAAGCACAAGCGAGGTTTACCCGACCACCGGGGATGGTCCGGTCTATGCCCTTACTTTAGATGCCGATGCGGTTGTCCCGATATACGCTAACAGCTTTTGGGCGTGGACTGGTGATGACCCTGCCGTTGACGCGACCTGGCGCAAGGTTCCGGTAAACGAGGGGACAAGGGCTCCGCGTTCTGTCGCACTCACGCCGGCCAGCCTTACACTGCTTTCCGCTGGCGGTCTGCAGAGCGTTAGCCCCGGTATTCTTGATTATAACATGGTCTTGTTGACCGGCGATCAGCTTGTAAAAGACCTGACCAAGAACAAAGTATCGTCAGTTATTAGGTCAATTACCGACCAGACCATTTCCTGCGGGGTTTATGACAATGTAAACAATAGGTACTTGCTGGCTTACTGTGATGATTCGACGCTGACGAGGAACAACAAGATTCTTGTTTACGATTGGGAGCTAAAAGCGTTTACGAGATACACGGGACTTAGGGTTAATGACTTCTTGATGCGGTCAAACGGGGACCTGCTTGCCGCCACGGATGGCTATATCGTCAAGCTCAACCAAGAAGTTTATAAAGATTACGACAGCCGCCAAATCAGTATGCAGGTTAAGACCAAGTGGTACAGCCTGGATAAACCTTTTCACATTAAAAAACTGGTCAAGCTGTTCCTGTACGCCCAGCAGTTTGCTACCGAAGAAAGCGGCCTGGTAACGTCCGTTTCCACCGGCTACAACACGGTTAACTACGGCAGGGTATCGCTTGACGAATCCCTTGTCTGGGATGAAGCATGGGGGGCCGCTTGGGGGTACAGTGATTACTCAGCCAAGCAGTTAGCCTGCCGGCTGAGAGGACACAGATTTCAGGCGACATTCACAAACGACTACCTAAACGAGCCGGTCACATGGTATGGACTGGCTTTTAAATATGAACTTGGCGCGGCCAAGGCAATGAAATTCGGTGAACAGCCAATTAGCTTTGACGGGTATGTGTTTATATCTCCCGGTTTGGCTGTCTATGTGAAGGAGGGGTAATAATGGCCCTTGGAAACTTACTCCCAGATGATGCGGGCCTTCCAGTACCGCAGTATGTAGCCAGTACAGAGGATGGGTTTGGATACCTGAAAGGCTCCGGTGGGGCGCTTTGGATGCAGGGCGACATAGCCCACGATGTAGCTGACGGGTCCAGCAGGCCGATGAAGATAGGAGGGATAGCCTCAACTACCGAGCCTGTTGCAGTGGGTGAATTAGACAGGGTTAACGCTTGGTTTTCCCCCCATGGCAGGCTTCATGTTTCAGGGGATAACACTTCGGGGACAGCAGACCACGGATCCCCAGATACTGGCTACCCTGTAAAAATAGGCGGCAAGGCGGTAGACCCTGCCTCACTCCCGGCAGATGTTGACGCAGGCGACCGGGTTAACACTCTGCATGACTTGAAGGGCAGGATTATTGCTCTGCTTGACCTGGCACTTCCGGCGGGCTCAAACCTTATAGGCAAGGTTGGCGTGGCGACACTCGACCAATATACGCCGATAGACGTAGATACTGACGGCACAACGAATATCCTTAACGCCCTGCCTGTCACATGGAGGAAAGCGAGTTCAGGCGGCGTGGAGTTTGGGACAGCATCTAACCCTGTGGTGGTTGATTCCGAACTTCCTGCGGCGGCGGCATTGGCTGACGGGGCGGCAAACCCGACAACGCCGACTGTTGGCGCGGCGCAACTTTTATGGGGCAAGGTAGCCAGCACATGGGAAAGGCAGCACTCCAACCACTACGACACTATAATGTCTGTGGCGGCGCGGACAGCGGACTACCAAAGCGGGGAGCAGGTTAACCGCAACGGAAGATATCTGACGGTAAATATCGTCGCCTCTTCTCCTGTTGACACACCTTCGGTAGTGTTCACCATCCAGGGCAAACATGCGGGCGGGGGTTGGTACACGCTTCTTGCAAGCGCGGCGGTAACTGGAGCTGGCACTACCACGATGTATGTCGGCCCCGGACTTGCCGAGACTGCCAACGTATCAACTAATAAGCCTCTGCCCAGAACGTGGCGGCTTATTTCTACCCACGCGGACGCTGACAGCATCACCTATGGAGCATATGCGGATGTGGGGGTGTAGCCAATGAGCGGCACTATACCTGTCAGGACTTTTATAGGCTCAACCGGATATAAGACCGTATCAACAAGGGGTCCGTCGGCGTTAATCGCTGACCTGGACTCCATTTTTGATATGTTCGACGGCAACATAACGAGCGTTAACCTTGACGCTACAGGCTTTAATAACTGGATCACTCCTTCGATGATTCAGGCCGGACTTGCTGACGTTGCGGCGGCGGCAGAACTGTCCTTGCGAGGGGTTAACCCGACATGGACGGCTTTTGGAGCTGTTGGCGATGGTGTTGCTGACGATGCGGCGGCGATTCAGGCGGCGGCGACCTATGCGGCGGCGCACGGCTATTCTCTTTTTATCCCCAAGCCGAGCGTTGGCTTTAGAATAACAACTGCAATTATTCACCCGCGCAACCTTGAAATACATGGACTCGGCTCAATAGACAGCCACATAATTAACGACTCCGGCGGCCCGGCCTTCACTATTCAGGGTACGGGCACGGATTACCTGACAAGGCTTCTTCACCCCAAAATTTGCGGGCTTTACATCACTACACCGTCAACCACCGGCAGTATTACGGCTGGCTCAAACCTGCTGACGGTAGCCGCTGTAGGTACTATGGCAGTTGGCAGGGTGGTCCGGGTGGCCGGTGCCGGTACTGCCGGAAGAAACCTTGTCTCAGTGATAACCAACGTAAGCGGCCTTGTTGTTACCTTGACCGACAACGCTGTTGCAACGGTAACAAGTGCGGCGGTGACAAACGCTGACGCTATCGGAGTTTATTGCAACATTGTCGGCCAGGGCGTGGTTAGGGACATCATCACTGACGGCGGGCTGTGCGGGGTTAAGATGGTTGACGGCTCAGAGGTAGAGTTCTCAAACATCGAGGCTCACGGGTGCAGGTGGCCGCTTTGGTTTGAGTGTACCGGCAATGTGACCGGGGACGGAAACAAAGACTTTGCGGCTGTTATTGTGCGTGACTTTACCCTGTCGAGCTATGACGAAGACGGAATTTACATCAAGAATATCCGCCATATCAAACTTGAAGGGAAATCTGCCATAGCCCACAACACCACCGACACCACCAAGGCCGGTATTAGGCTTGTGGCGGCTTCTGGGGCGCTGTGGACGGATAGGTCAAACAAACTCATTGATGTTGAGGGCGTCCTTATTGAAAACATGTATAGTGCGCCGCAGATGATTATTGAAAGCGCGGACATTGTTAATCTGAGAGGCGATTATCTCAGTTCCAACAACAACCCCAAAGTTATCGCCAAAAACTGCCGGATTCTCAACGTCAGCGACAGCAACATTGACAACTACGATTTCACCACCGAAGCGAACAAGGCATGGCTGAAACTGGAGTCCACCGTTCCGTCTTATTTCAAGCTGAACATAGAGGGCGACAGGTCTAGATATAACGCCGACATAGCGATACTGGACGAGCGCACGACATTCCACCCCCTGTTTAACTACGGTATGCAGCAGATACCCTACCCTGACATGGCGAGAAACGGGTGCGCTGTGACGGCTACCGGGACAACGGAGCCTGCCGTAGATGGAGTTAACTTCTTTACAGGGTACAATTCACTATACTGGGCAAATGCAGGAAACGGAGAAATATACGTTACCCCCAACATAACAAACCTGGACGAACTGCAACCGGGGGACACGATCATTGTCGAGGCTGTTTGCACGGACAATATGAAGATCAAATTCCTTCATCCCGCGTCTTACATTGAGCCTACATGGTCCTACTACACTGTGCAGGCGCTGACCACGGGAAGCGGTGTAGCCCTGAAGCGCAAGGTAGCCAAGTTGACCCTGACGGATAAATTGAACGGAATCAGGATTACCAATGAGGATAACAAAACCGGATTCTGTGATGTTGACTGGCTCCAGGTTTACTGCCGCAGGAAGCTGAACGTGCAGAATATGTTCACATACGGCATCAACCCTGAGTCAACGGCTGACTTCTACGGCACGTTTAAGCGGGGCGAGAAGATTTATGCCCTCGACCATCATGTAGAGTGGGAAGTCATAACCTCCGGCTCATACGGCACTCTGACGGCTACAGCGGTAGGCACAAGCGGGGAGTCTACGATAACCGCGACCATTGCGGCAGGGCAGATATACCCCGGCGCGATTGTAAACATCTCCGGTTCTGTAACGGACTACACCGTAACCGATATTGACGATGACGTTTGGAGTCTCGTTCCCGCGCTGAACATTTCACCTGCGGGGGCGGCGATTACTTTTAGGGCTCCCGTGTGGCAACCGTGCGGCTTTAGCTCTAAGGCGGCAACAAAAACCTTGTCTCCAACTCCTGGCGTTAGCAACGTCTACGGCACTGGGGCTACGGCATACGCCGGGACAGGCTTTAGGGGACTTGTTCCCTTGATGTGCAAAATAGTGTTCGGTGCTGGGTTTGCTGGCGGCGAGACCGTTACGGTAAAGCTTACCTGCACCTACCTTGGAACGGCTACTGTCAAATACGTTGAAGTGGCGGCTGTGGCTGACGGCACGGTATGGCTGACGAATGAGCAGATAGCCGCATTGTGGCTTGACGGCTACATGCCCAACGGCCTTGTGGCATCGTCTAAAACCTCTGCCGGAAGTACGAGTGTTACAACTGTGGTAGATCCCTTTGGGATTTATGTTTAAGGGAAGGAGTGAGTTAATTTGGCTGATATTATTACGCCAACCAGTTTAAATGGCAGACAGGGTTCGTGGGACAGATGGGGAAACTTTACCGAAAAACCAGGCGCTCCTGCTGCTCCTGTTGCCCCTGCTACGCCTGCCGGTGGGGCTGTTCCGACAACCACCGGGGGCAGTACGAATTTACCTTCTTCTCCCACTACGACCACCGGGGGCTATAGCGGATCGTCTACCAGCGGCACATCAAACAGCGGCAGGGACAAGAAAAAAGACGACAAGAAAGATACCGCGCCTGAGTATGTCCTTGCGGCGGCGGCGCAGATATTGGGACTGAACCCGAACAACCCGGACGAGGATACCAAATACCGCCAAAGCCTGCTTGACCCCAACAATATACCAGCCGGTCTTGTGTCCGGCGACAAAAGTTCCAGCCAAAATATAACCGGCCCGGCGCGTTTTGTGGAAAGCGTTGGAGGGATAACCCGTACTGACCCTTACGCCGACGGCGAGCATGTAACATTTATTCCTAATACCCAGTGGAGGCAAAGCGGCGAATGGTCGGACGATAAAGCTGTCGGTGATGTTTACAGCAGGCAAAACAGCGCATACAGCACCACGTCACGTTATAGGCGAGGCGAAGAACAGCCGGTGGCGCCGGCCTTTTTCAACCCCGGATCATATGAGTCAAGACAGAGAAGGATGATGAGGATTGCGAATGGCGAAGATGAAGTAACGCCTGCCGAACAGAGGATAGGCGATCCCATGTCAGGGGTATATAAGCCGGACGGTACATTCATGCCTTCCACGCCTGACGCGGCACAGCCGCCAACGCAGGCACCGGCACAGACACAGGTATATTCTCCCGCTTCCAGTCAGCCGGCATCTAACGATGACTGGCTTAGTGGGTTCGCCAACGCGACCAGGGATTCAGACAGTACAATCCAGGAACTTCTGAGGACGAAGAAGGCGGCTTCTGACCTGATTTCCGGGGGGCAGGATTACTCCAGGCAGGCGACATATGCCCAACAGCTACGGGATACCCTGCCGGATGACGTGGCGGGTATGTTCGGGGCAGATGTTCCGCTTACTCAGTCGATAGCCAACTACAATAAGTATAAGACAGCACAGGCCAACGACCCGGAAACGATAGTCAGGAACATGCTTTCGTCCCTGCAGAACCCGCAGCAGACACAGGCCGTTGAAGAACCGAACTATAGGGATCAGTATAAAATAGCCAGCAAGATTCTTGGCAACCAGTGGGATGAGAACATAGAAGGCGCTATGAAGGCCAGGGAGAGCGACCTGACGCGCAGGGGATTCTACGGGCAGGCTCCAGGCACCAAGATTCTAACGGAGGCACTTGGGGAACTTAAAGCGGACAAGGAAACTGCCATATCTCAGGCGGCTATGAGTCTGCTGTCTCAAGAGAAACAGCAGGTTTATAATGACAGAGCCCTTGCCAACCAGGAGAAGCAAAGCCAGATTTCCAACCTTTCAACGATGCTTACCCTGCTGACCAATATCTCCAGCGCCAAATCCGATGCTGAGACGGCGAAGGCAAAGCAGGAATGGGAACAGTGGAAGTATGAGAATCCTTCGGCCTCTGAGCTTTTGCCGTACAACTACATGAAGGCGGGAGAGGCGGCGAATTTACAGGAGAACGCGAGGCAGTTTGACGCACTTTTGCCGTTGAAACAGCTTGCGGCACAGACTGACGCCGACTATAAAGGATACCTGACACAGAAGGGGATCACTGACCAGCAGGGCGAGACAGCCACAAGACAGCTTATGGCTGACATTATGAGCCTTGGAAGTCCGGATGATGTATTTAAATACCTGGCTGAAAACCAGGCTGGTATAGCCAACAGCGGGGCTAATATAGCCGAGGCTATGAAGGCGTTCCAGCAGCGTTGGCCCAACTATATACCCAAGACCACACCCGGAGCGCCAACGAGCAACGAACCCGGAACAGGTAAGAAAATATATGATTGGTTTTTCGGGCAGGGCGCAGGAGCAAACCCTTAGATGCCCCTTATAGCGGTGAAGGGGCTGAAAACTTAACCGGAGACACCGACATAGTGTCAACTCTTGCCCAAAGGCTCATAAGGCTGGCTATGGATATGGGACAGCCGATTAACATTTCCTCCGGCGGCAGGACCGTTGCGGAGCAACAGGAAATATGGGACAGGACGCCGGAGGAAGATAGGGGTATTATGGTAGCGGCACCTGGAAAAAGCCGCCACCAGAGCGGCAATGCGGCTGATGTGGATAGTGATTGGTTCCAAGGCTTAACCAATGATTTTCTTGCCAAGTACGGCCTTAGAAAGCCGATGGATTACGAGAGTTGGCACGTCGAATTAGCGTGATGAAGGGGGTAACACAATGCCCTTTGATGCAAGTGGAAAATGGGTTCCGTGGGATAATGACCAATATAAAAAGCCGGGGGCCGTACCTCCGGCTTCAACTTATGTCGAACCCGAGGGCAAGGTTACAAAGGTGCTTCGGGCGGCAGATAAACTTTTCCGGCCTGCCGACATAGCAGGGACACGCAAAGCCTTCCAGATCCCGGGCGTTAGCGTTGGCGACGATGGTTCACTTAATGTGGTTGATGCGGGACAGGCGGCGCAGTTTGTCTTTAACAGGGCGATGCCTCCGGGCGCGGCAGGGAGACAACTTTCAGGTACGGAGATTGTGGAACTCTCCAGGACAAGAAGCGAACTGCTCCAGAACCCCGATGTTAACGCTGCCCACCAACAACTATACAGCGCGGCTAATCCGGCGCCAACCAGTGAGATAGGCAAGGTGCTTCTCTCCGGTGGGGAAAAGGCCGCAGATATGGCACTGTTCACCCCAAGGGCATCTTTTGGGCAGGGCTACACTCAACCACAGACAGGCGCGGGACAGTTTGCTTCTGATGTCCTGGGCATGACCGGCATGGTGTTTAGCCCTCTTAAAGGCATGGCTCCTATCCAGGCAGCCGGGACACTGGCCACAGGCGGATTAGCCACGCTGGGCAAAGCGGCGCAGGTAATGAGTCCCCTGGCAAGCGGCGCGGCTTTAGGCACGTCCTATTGGGGGTTACAGCAGGCACTACAGCCGGAAGGCTATAAGCCGGGGCTTCGGGCGCTTCCCGAAACAGCGGCGACCTTCGGTGTTGGCGAAGTGGGCGCGGGACTGGCCAAGAAGTACGCGTTACAGGCCGCGAGCAAACTATTGGGCAGGACTGTCAGCGCACTTCCTCCGGCAGTGGAGCATACAGCGTCCGGCTTAGGTTTCGGCGTTGGCGGAACCGTTGGTGCTTATCCATTCCAGGAACAAAAGCCAACCTTGGGACAAGCCGCAGAAGAAGCGGGCAAACTAGGATTCATGGGCTTCCTTATGTCCATTTTGGGCGGTAAGGGGGCTTTCAGGCTTCCGCAGGCCGATCAGGTTGCAGGTCCAGGCGTAAGAATGAGACAGGAAGCGCCCAAGCAGATCCCCGGCAGGGCGGCAGAACAGGCACAACCGGGAGCAGGGGAAACTCCGTCCGGTGGCGCCCCGAGAGAGCCTAAGTTTGAGGCGGCTGACCCGAACTTTAATCCTGCCACGGAAGGGTACAAAGAGTTTCGTCCGGGTATGGGGATATGGGTTCGCATGGGAGCCGATGGGATACAGGAAACCTACTTTGAGAAGGTTAATGTTGGCGGTCAACAGAGGTATAAATACGAAGTTTACCAGGAGGCGCAAGGAAAGAGTAAGCCACAGCAGGGTAATTTTGACGAGGGGTTAAACTACGGCGAGCAGAAGTATGAGACTCCGAAGTACCAGGCTCCGAAGCAGGAACCTCCGAAGCAAGAACCATTTGGCACACGACAGACACCGCCGAGGCCGCAGGAACCTATTGCGCCGATGGGTGCGGCTAAAGAAGTGCCTGTGGATGATGCTGTTATGCGGGCGGCAGAAACAATTTTACAGCTTTCAGGCAAAACTAAAGCCAAGGTAGCCCCTGCGCCGCCTGTTGCCGAAGCCAAGAATGATGTGGCGGAGCAGGCAGAAAGGGCTTTTGGCGGGGCTGTTGTCTATGACAGCAAAGGGCGCAAATGGGAAGTGCTTGACGATACCAGTGATCCTGCCAGGATCAAAGTTCGGAGCGAATCAGGCGCAGAGACATGGCTGGGCAAGAAAGCGGTATCAACAGAACCACCACAGGTTAGCCAGGAAGTTACTGCCGAGGCTGTGCCGAGCGAAACGGTATCGCCGAGTGTAAATGTAACCACCCCGGCAGAAGCAGGGGCTGAAACAGGCGAGGAATTTGTCGGGAAGCAAAAAGAACCCTGGCAAATGACCAGGGAGGAATACAGAGAAAAGGTCGGTTCGCCAAAACATAAGGCCACATATGATAACTATGTTAAGGCGAAGCAAAAAGCAGATGAACTTGAAGCGCAGGGGCCACCAGATCACAGTTCCTTTAAGGGATCAATGGATGAATATATAAATAACCAGCGTGGTGCTGGAGAGGCTTACGAAAGGCACCTCTCAAAAGAAGAAGCAAGAGAAGCATGGGATAAGAAGATGCAGGAGCTTCAAGACATTGCCACAGGCCACGGAAACAAGATAAAAGAATCTTTCTTCTGGGGCATGGACGCCAAAGGAAAAAGGAAATACGGCAATATGTCTGCCGAAGAAATATATAACCTGCTTATTGATAAGCACAGAAAGGAAGCTGTTAGGCAAGCCCTCTCTGAAGGCAAACCCGTCCCCCCCGAAGTGCTGGCAGACTACCAGGAACTGGCGGGAAAGGCCGAAGAATCCAAGAAGGAACCCGCCCCGAAGGAACAGGAGAAGGGCGCCACCCTCAAAGACTACGGCCTTAGCATAGCCAAGGGTACCACCAAGACCGGTAAAACAGTTTGGGAAGTTACCGGGGATACCAAAACATACAAGGATTATCTCAGCAAGTTGGGCGCAAGGTGGTATGGCCCTAAGAAATCATGGTCATTCTACACAGAGGAAGATCCCGCGGCGAAGATACTGGCGAAGTTGCCACCGGTAGAGAAGAAAGAAGCGGAGCCGGAGCAGAAGCCGCAGAAACAGGTGGCGACAGAACAGCCCAAGTATGGCCGCGCTGGAAATGCCGTTTATAAGAAGTGGGGAACTAATGAGTACGTTAATGCGGACCTGGGCGATACTGTTAGTCCGCATACCCAAGCCTTCAAGAAATTCTTTGAGTTTTATTACAATGCTGGGCTGAATGGGATAGGACTGAATTACCTCAACAAGCCCGACACCGGGGAGTATAATTTCCCGCCGTTCCTGGAAGATGTCTTTTTTAAGGCCGGCCAGAAAGACGCGGAGGCTAAGAAAGGGAAAGAGGAGACAAAGGCGCCGGAAGTGGATAAATTCTTTAGGCACGGAGAAGTGCTTGTATCCTCACAGGGTCACCGTGTATTATTTATTTCCTATATGGCTCATGACGGCAAAAAGTTTGTCGGTATGGACACCAAGGGAGTAAAAGGCCACTACGAGATAGATTTATACACTAAAACCGGAGAAACATCACAGTTTACCAATGCCCCCGAGAAGTGGTCCGAGGCGAATAATGCAAAGGCAGAACCGGCACCGGAAAAAAGTCAGACAATTCCCAAAGAACCCCCTTCTCAAAAACCGGAAACGGGAGTAGAATCTAAGCAAGAAACACCCCACGGCAAGGTTGCCAATGTAGTATTCCAAAAACTCCAAGCAGGCGAGAGGTTTACCTCTGATGATCTTTTCAAGGCTTCCGATGAGGCATACGGCGGGACACAGGCGGCAGGAACATACACGCCCAAGGACGCGTATGATGCTATGGAATTGGGTGTCAACAAATATCTTAACGAAAACCCAAAGAGCATAGGCCCGTCTGTTTCCGCTGACAAAGCAAAGCAAATTCTTGATGAGATTCAGTCAGAGATACTAGAAAAGATACCTACCCAGACCAAACGCACGGCAGAGCAGGATGAATTTCAGCAATTCTCTACTCCCCCGAACCTGGCTTATGTGGTGGCATGGACGGCCAACGTCCACCCCAAAGAGGTTGTCCTGGAACCGAGCGCAGGAATTGGTGGCCTTGCTGTATTTCCGCATAACGCCGGAGCCAAGGTTGTTGTTAATGAGCTGTCTTCCCGCAGGGCAAAGATTCTAAGGGAAATGGGCTTTGACCAGATATTTACTGAAGATGCGGAGCAGATTGACAACATCCTTCCAGATAGCGTAAAGCCGACAGTGGTTATTATGAACCCCCCGTTCTCAGCTACGGCAGGCAGGATGGAGGGAGTGAGAAAAACCAAATTTGCGGAAACTCACATCGAGCAGGCATTAAACAGGCTTGAACCGGGTGGGCGCCTTGTTGCAATCGTTGGGCGCGGCATGTCGGATGATGCAGCCACCTTCAAGGCATGGTGGAAGAAAATAAAACAAGAGTGCAATGTAAGGGCGAATGTCGGCATTGACGGGAGCAACTATAAGAAATATGGCACAAGTTTTGATGTTCAACTCCTAGTCGTTGACAAAACCGGGGCAACGCCAGAGGGCGGGACCATGACCGGCAGCTTCACGCAACTGGAAGATGTTTTACCACTCCTGGAGGTGGTTAAGAATGACCGTACAGTTAATAGACCAACTAAACAAACAACCCCTGAACATAATGAGCAAGGTGCTTCTCAAGAAAGCGGGGGCAAAGCCGGACCCAGACCTCCTGTATCTGTACCAACTGCCGAAGTGGGCACTGGAGAACGGGAAGTTGGAATCTCTGGACGTAAACAACAGCAACGCGAACGCGGATCTGCTGACAGTGGTGGAGAGGTTACTGGGGCTAAACCCGGAGAAAGCGTTAAGCTTCCTGACGAAGGAAGGCCCGGAGGAAGGGGTTCCGTGGATACAGCCACCACTTCTGGCAAGGCTGAAGGAACCAGTGGAAGCGGCGGCGTATCTGATCGACAGGCTGAAAGCGGCACTAATAGAAAACGAGGAACCGGTACAGAGACAGGAATAAAAGTCGAATCGCAAGAAGCGAAGGCAACCGGGGAAGAATTGTCCGATGCTGTTTTTACGGCGTATGCTCCCCAGAAGCTAAAAATACCGGGAGCAAAGCAACACCCAGGCCACTTGGCCCAGAGTGCGGCGATGGCAGCGGTTGAACCACCAACGCCTACTTATACACCTAACCTGCCCAAAGAGGTTATAAAAGAGGGCAAGTTATCCATAGCCCAATTAGAATCAATAGTATACGCAGGTCAAGCACACCAACAAACCCTTCCAAGTGGACAACGGAGGGGTTTCTTTATTGGCGATGGAACAGGCGTAGGCAAAGGCCGCGAGATTTCCGGGATCGTTCTGGACAACATGCGCCAGGGCAGAAAGAAAGCGGTATGGATAAGCAAGAATAATCCCCTGTTTGTTGATGCCAAAAGAGACTTTGGGGACATTGGCGGCAACGACGATCTGATATTTGAATTAGGGAAGATCAAACAAGGCACTCCAGTAAAACAAGGTGAAGGCATTTTATTTACAACGTACAACACACTCAGCCAGAATCTTGAGGTTTCCAGGGATGGCGAATTGTCTATCAAGAAAGATAGAAAGGCCAGGATAGACCAAGTTGTGGACTGGCTGGGCAAAGATTTCGACGGCGTAATTGCTTTCGATGAAGCGCACCACATGCAGAACAGTTTGGCTATGAAGGGCAAGCGGGGCATGACAAAGCCCTCCGCTATGGCTCTTGCCGGGATAGAGCTTCAAAATAGGCTACCCGATGCCCGCATTGTTTATGTCTCTGCAACTGGGGCGACAGAGGTTGCAAACCTGGCTTACGGTGATCGCCTTGGGTTATGGGGAGAGGGAACCCCGTTTGCCGACAAGAGAGACTTTGTTGGCAAGATTCAAACCGGTGGGTTAGCGGCTATGGAGCTTGTCGCCCGTGATATGAAGGCTATGGGTGCTTACATTGCCAGAAACCTCAGCTTTGAAGGGGTTACTTACGGCACCATTCAGCACGACCTTACCCCAGAGCAGCTTGAAGTATATGACACCATGGCCGAAGGATGGCAGGTTGTCCTTCAAAACCTGAATGAGGCATTGGAGGAAACCAGACAAAAGCAAAACGGAAATGCTAAAAGCAACGCCATGAGTAGATTTTGGGGAGCGCAGCAGAGGTTCTTTAACCAAGTCCTTACTTCCTCGCAAATGCCGTCTGTGGTTGAGCAGGTTAAAAAAGACATTGAAGATGGCAAAGCGGTTGTTATGCAGTTGGTCAGCACCAACGAGGCGGCGCAAAACCGGCAGATTGCAAAGATGGAGGAAGGAGATAGCTTAGAGGATCTTGCCCTTACCCCCAGAGACATGCTTATGCAGTATATTGAAAAGAGTTTCCCGACACAGCAATACGAGGAATATACTGACGATAACGGCAATGTTCGCACAAGGCCGGTTGTTGACAGCAGGGGCAATCCGGTGCAAAATCGGAAAGCGGTTCATATGAAAGAGCAGCTTTTAGATAAACTCGGATCCATGAGAGTACCGGAGGGGCCACTTGAGATAATCCTGAATACTTTTGGCGCGGGCAATGTGGCAGAAATTACGGGGAGGTCCCGCCGGATAGTGAAGGTACCGGATGAATCCGGGCGCATGAAAGCGGTGCGGGAAACCCGTACCCCCAAACATGCTGAGGCAGATGCCAGGGCATTTATGGATGACAAGAAGAACATTCTTGTTTTTTCTGACGCCGGCGGCACAGGAAGAAGTTATCACGCCTCCCTTACAGCAAAGAACCAAAGACACCGCATCCATTACCTTATCCAGCCTGGATGGAGGGCCGATAATGCGGTTCAGGGGTTTGGCCGCACCCATAGGACCAACCAGGCTAATGCGCCTCACTACGTTTTAGTTACAACAGACCTGAAAGGGCAAAAGAGGTTCATATCTTCCATTGCCCGGAGGCTGGACCAACTCGGAGCATTAACCAAGGGACAAAGACAGACAGGTAGCCAAGGCTTATTTAGCGCCAAGGACAACCTAGAAAGCAGTTACGCCAAGGATGCGCTCCAGAGGTTCTACGAGGACCTGGTCAAAGGGCAGGTACCAACCTTTGAACCCAGAGAGCTTCTCCAGAAGATGGGCCTGGACAAAATGCTTGACGAACAGGCTAACTTAAAGGAGGCTCCTGAGCTAAGGGATATTGCCAAGTTCCTAAATCGCCTATTGGCGCTGGAATCAGATTTGCAGAATAAGGTATTTGATGCGTTTTCTGATCGCCTTGATGTTATCGTGGAAAGGGCCGCAGCTAACGGCACTCTTGATGTTGGCCTGGAAAACTTTAAGGCCGACAAGGTAAGTGTGGTTGACGAAAAGACAGTATACACTGACGATAACTCCGGCGCTGAAACGAAATATGTCGAACTGGATGCGGCGCACAGAAATACACCTGTTGCCTTCGGTGAAGCGGCTAAGCTCTCAAGGTTTGTGGGTTTCTACAAAAACACCAGAAGCAACAGAATATACGCAGCACGTCAGCGAGGGACAAGGACACTTCAAAACGGCAGCGTTGTATATGTCTATGAGCTTCATGGGCAATCAAAGGATAACGTAAATCCCATTGACAAGCCGAGGCTTGATGAAGGCAATTGGGAAAAGGTTGAAGGTAAGGAGGCCGCTTCTCTTTGGAAGGAGGCACTTGATAAACTGCCGGAATACCGGCACCAAAAAGTACACCTTATCACAGGGGCTGTTTTGCCCATCTGGGATCGCCTGGGTTCTGACCAAGTAAGGGTAATCCGAGTTAAAACCGAGGATGGGAAAGTTCTTTTGGGTAGGATAATACCCGAGCGCATTATTGATTCGGTTCTAAAAAACCTGAACGCCCAAAGGACAAAAGAAGAAATGCCTCCGGGTGAGATTGTCGACAGGGTGCTGGAAGATGGCTATACGGTTCACCTTGCAAATGGATGGAAGATTGTCAGGAAGCGCGTTTCCGGGGAGTACAGGATTGAAATAATCGGGAAGGATCTATACCAACACACTCCCCAACTTGAAAAAGAAGGGGTGTTTAGGGAAAGGATTCAGTTTGAAACCAGATATTTCATTCCTTCCGGGGATGATGCTGTAGATGTTTTCTCCAGGGTGACGAAATATCGTCCGGTTGCGGAAGTAGTGTCGCCTGCTACTGGCCGTTCTTCCGCTGTTTCTGGCGACTACCGAGAACACCATAATCAATCATGGTTTGGAGAACAGGAAGCCAAGGCCAGAGATCGCATAACGTCCCGCAAGGGGCGTTTGTTTTCTGGACCACCCCTAGACGACTTAATTGATTATGCCATTATTGGAGCAGTTAAAATAGCCAAGGGAACCACAGAGTTTGCTAAGTGGTCCGCTGAAATGGCTAAAGAGTTCGGATCTGATATAGAGCAATATCTCAAAAAGATTTGGGAAAGCTCAAAGAAAATTGCTGAGAGGATAAAGAGGCCGTTTAGCACCCCACAACAAGAAATAACGTCTGCCGACACATCAATAAACAGCAGTAAAGTACCGGCCACATTTAACAAGGTAGAGTTTAGGCCGGGGACGCTGAACGCTGATATTGGTGGCGGAAAATTTGACAACGCTACAGAATTTCTAGCACAAAAAGGGGTATCGAATATCATCTATGACCCCTTTAATCGCACCGAGGAATGGAACGAAAAGGCCATTTTAAGGATGATTAATGGTCAGTGTGACACGGCAACAGTAAACAATGTCCTTAATGTAATCAAAGAACCGGAAAACCGAGCAGATGTAATTGCCAACGCCGCAGAAGCTATAAAGCCTGACGGCGTTTCTTATTTCCTCACATATGAGGGGGACGCCTCTGGAGTAGGCAAAGAAACATCTAGAGGGTGGCAGGAAAACCGAAAAACAAAAGACTACGTTGAGGAAGTAAATAAATTCTTTGACGAGGTTACTATTAAGAACAATGTCATTGAGGCAAGGAAACCAGTTAAGATACTCAGCAGGCTAAACGAAGAAACAGATGCAGCCAGGGAGCGTATCGCCTCCCGCAAAGGACGTCTTATGTCTGGTATCCCCGCCGACGACATAGCCGACTATGCCATTATAGGAGCCTCAAAGCTGGCTAAAGGCTTTGAAAAGTTCTCTGAGTGGTCGAAGGAAATGCTGAAAGACCTGGGGGATGCGGTTAAAAAGTACATGGGTAAGATATTCCACGAAGCAAAGCAGTTCTACGCAAGATACCTTGAGGGCGAGGAAGGCTTTGCCAGGATAGATGTATTTGACCGGGCGGCTGAAATCCTTAAAGATAAGTTGGGCATTAAAGAGAAAGATATTCAGTATAAGGCCAAGCCGGTGGACAGGTGGCCTGGTCTTTGGTCATACCTCCAATCTCCCGGCAGACTGGCGGTAAAGCACAGAGTAATTGCTCCCTACGTTGACATGGCCAAGAAGTGTATGGACATGCAGGAGAGTCTTAGAGACATCTTCAACCGGCGCATGGAGGAAACATATACTGCTCTGGCCGGCGGGAAAACCCGTCTGCAAGATCCTTTCAGAAGCAAGAGAGAGTCCTTTAAAAAGAACAAAGAAGCCTGGATGGAGATCCTTTTAACCGGGGACCTGGAGGGCAGGAAGTATTCGCCGGCTGAACTCAGGCAGCTATTCGGGGCAAATGAAGCGGTGGTTAGGGCTTACCGTCTGACACGCTCTGCTATGGACCACGCCTATAATATCGCCAACAAGCAGAGGATGAACAGGGGCAAGGCTGAAATAAACTACCGCAAGGGCTACATTCCCCACTTCTTCCATGATTACTTTGTGGTGGTAAACGGAGAGATTGCTTTTTCCGCAAGGACGCTGGCAGAAGCTATCCGGCTTGCTAACCCAATAGCCAGAGTGCAGGGGAATAAGGTTAAAATCCTGCCCAAGCAGTTTGAATTTGAAGGCGGGGACGTACAGGCGGCAGTTATCGGGGACATGAACTACTTTAAGATGAAGTCCAAGATAGCCAAGGATTTTGGCGTGTCCCTGGAGGATGCCCAAGGGCTCATGGACGGCATAGCAAAGATGAAGAACCGCAGCCGGTTTGTCGGTAACTTTATGGAGAGAAAGGGCGCCAAGGGATACGAGCAGGATCTGGACTGGGTACTGAGGCACTATTTCAACATGGTTGGGCGCTATGCGGCGCTGGATGCCTTTAAATCCAAGGCTATCACGCGGTTTGAGCGCCAGTTCGGGCGGTTTGATTCGGAGCAGAAATATTCCGGTGCAGCTAAGTACATCAAAGAGTACATCGAGGACATCAACGGCAACCCTTCCCACGTGGAGGATATATTAAACAGGGCTATTGAGAACACCCCGGCGATCAGTAAGTTCTTTGGAGGGTTTACCGGGGCGCGTCCGTCCTTAAAGCTGGCGAACATGGCGACAAATGCCGTGGCCATAGCCAAGCTGGGACTGTTTAACGCTTCGGCGGCGCTGGTTAACTTAACCCAGCTATCTGCTACCAATGCCGTCATAGGTGAGAAGTGGACGGCTATAGGACTGGGCAAGGCGGCAGCGGTATCCGCGACACTGGGCAGAAGAACGCTGGGAATGTCCGCGCCGGCCAGCAGGGACATCGGAATACTTAAAAAGATGGGCGTTGATGTGCAACTCGGGTTTGAAACCGGTTCCGGGTATTCTAAGGCCGGTCAGCTCGGGCTGCTGTTCAAGGGTTCTACTTATCTGTTTCAGAGGATTGAAACTTTGAATCGCAGGACGTCCGGCCTTGGCGCATACTATAAGGCGATCAGCGAGGGGAAAACGCCGGAGGAGGCCATAAAGTACGCCAAGAAGGTTGTCGATACTACCCAGTTTGACTACTCGGTAGCTGATGCTCCCAACTTATTCCGCAGAGCTGGACCTCCGGGACAAATACTGCTCCAGTTTAAGAAATATCCTATTAAGATGCTGGAACTGGCAGGGCCGTTTGGTGGGCAACTTGACGCGATAGGTAAGGTACGGTTCTGGACAACGATGGCAATTCTGTCCGGGGTTTATGCGATACCGGGGATTGAGACTATTAAGAACTTTGTTAACTGGCTGACCGGGGATGACTTGGAACTTGCTACGAAGAAGTATCTAATGGAATGGGCATCCTCAGATAAGGATAAGCAGGCGGTAGCCAAGACTATACTGTATGGTGCTTTCTCCAATGCAGGGATTGACATATCCAAGCGGGTAGGCTTGGGAGACTTCTTCCCTTCCCAGGCTTCTGACCTGACAGGTCCGACAATATCAACCGTGCTGAGGGCTATGCAGATGGCAGCGAGGGGCAACTTTACCGAGACTGTCCGGGCCATATCTCCTGCCGTTGGCAATATGCTGATAGCGGCCTCCGGGGATGAAATCACAAGCCCGACACAAAGGGATAGGCTAAAAGCTAAGCTTGACCCGACAAGCCGGTTTGTTAAGGCTCTCGGATTCACAACAATGGCCGAAACCCTGCAGACCGATGTATCTCGGATAATTACCAACTCTGAGAGCAAGCAGAAGGATAAGGAGGCTGCCGCGATAGATGAGTTTATCAAGGCGGCACAGAGTAACGATGCAAAGCGGTACAACAATGCCGTTGATAAGTTGTCTGAGTATGGGATTAGCAGTAAGCGGGTAACGACTGAAATGCAGAAGAAGGGGATGTTGCCGGCTGAAAGGGCGGAGGAACTTGTGCCCAAGAAGCGGCAGAGTGAATATGAAGGATTGGCTGAGTTTGACTAAGAAGGTGGCGGGGGTTTCTGCTCCCGCCTCTTTATCTGCCAGTTTGTTTTGAGCATCCAGACGAGGGTTAAGCCGGTAAGAAGATACCATGCCAGGGTTAGCAGGTCTTTTTCTACGCCTTTGTTCTGGATCTGCAACTTGGACATGGAACTGTAGTTTGATGGAAATTCTTCGACGCCATAGGCGGTATATTGTTCTGTCCAGTTTACGCCGGTCCAGCGATCAGTTTTCCATTTGACTACATAATAATCATAAGATTTGGTGGCATGGTAATTCCAGCGGAGGAAATATGCTATTAATAGGGCCGCTAAAATTGCCAAGGGAACCTTAAATTCTTTTTTCAACAGTATCACCCCGTTAAAAAATAATTATATTCGACAACTGTTAAAAAATACCTTGTCCTGGAGTCAAAAAATGAGAAAATTACTTCTTGTCGCTATTTTGGTAGCGGCTTTTTTATGCACCGCAGCGGCGCCACGGATTAACAGAACAGTTGAATATCCTCCTTTCTATAGTCTTTATGGAAACGGTAACTGCGTCTGGTTCGCCTGGCTTATTGTCCACCAGGAAACCGGTATAGAATTGCCCTGGGCAGGGGATGCAAAGAAGTGGGTTAATCTGGCCGGGCGGGAAGTTACTGTTAGCGGGAAGGTTTACACCATTGAGGCTGTTGTCGAGCCTGTTCCTGGAAGCATTTATGTTAATACCGAAGGACGGTACGGCCATGTAGCATGGGTCTACGCTGTAGATAATGTCCGAGAGTGGGGACAGGCTGATAAGGTGATATTCCGCACGTTGGAAAGCAATATGTATCCGCCTGATAACTGGCAGCTGTGGATGGGTTGTTACTGGAAAGAAAAAGAAAGAGTGTGGGCCCCTGGAGAACCGGGGGTTTTGTTTTTGGTGTTTAGGTGAACGCAGGCCCCGGCGGGGGGTGGCCCCTTCCGGGTTGCCAGAGAGCAAACCTCTGACGGCCTGCAGTGCAATCTTAACATAAATTCGACAAAATAAACAAGTGGGGGTGGGAGTATTGCCGCCAGAGCAAAAAGATTGCTGCTCAGAAATCAAAGTGGCAATGGACAGGACGAGTAACATCAACGACGAGCTAAAGGAACACGCGAAAGTTAACCGAAAAGAGTTTGATGATGTATGGACCGCGATTAATTCACTGAGAAACCGCCTGCCGAATTGGGCGGTATTAGTTATTTCGCTGCTCATGGCCCTTGTAGGATGGTTGGCGGCGAAAGTACCGATTCATGCTGTAACTTAATTATGAAAGGGTGGTTTTATGTTTACAGACGTTGACCCTAACAAATGGTACGCAAAGGACATTGAGCGCGTCGCCAAGGCTGGGCGTATGGTTGGTGATGGCGATAAATTCAGGCCGGACGAACCTATCACCAGGGCAGAGATCGCTTCCCTGGAGGCGCGGAGACTTGCCTGGGACGGCAGCTTTAAAGATGTCTTGCCGTCAATCATGCCTGCCGTGATCACCCTTTACTTCGGGGGTGCTCTCGGATCAGGCTTCTTCGTTACTGGAGATGGCCATATCATCACAAACAAACACGTTGCGGAGTGTTCGACGACCGGCACAATGACCGTCATTAAGGACGGGATGCCCAACGTATCCGCCAAACTGCTGGCGGTATCATCCGGGCATGACCTGGCGCTGTTTAAAGTTGACTTCGCGCCTCCGGCTTATCTCAAACTTGCCACGGCAGACTGTGAGCGCGGGGACCATGTGGGGGTTATAGGTAGTCCCAAGGGGTATGTTGATTCGTTCTGTCAGGGCGTTGTCTCCAATCCGCGCAGGGCGGGCGACCCTGTTACTGCTGTGATTGACTGCTTCCAACTTGACGCGCCTATCAGTCCGGGAAACTCAGGCGGACCCGTGATCAGTGAGGCGGGCGAGGTTGTCGGGGTTGAGTGCACCAAGTGGGTGAGCATTGATGCGGAAGGGCTGGCCTGGGCGATACACGCCAAGTATGTCCGGGAGTTTTGCAGGCTGAACGGGGTAGCGATATGAAATACCCAATAACCCAAGACTTCCTCCCCGCTGGCCTCAACCACTCCGGCGCCACATTGGAACCGGTTGGCCTGACCATCCACGAAACGGCCACGCCGGGAGCAACAGCGCGAAATGAGAGAGATTACTTCCACAGCGGGGACCGAAGCGCATCGGCGCATTACTTTGTTGATGACATCGCTATAATCCAACTCCTGCCCGAGAACCTGCAGGCTTGGCACGCCGGACCAACGGCGAATAAGCGGTATTTGTCCATAGAGATATGCCACTTCGCGGACCCCGATAAATTTCGGAAAACTTGGAACCGGGCCGTTTGGTTGGCCGCTGACATCTGCCTGCGGCATGGGCTTGATCCGGAGATCCTGGAGCAGATGAACACTCACGCATGGGTGAGTAAGCAGTGGGGCGAGACTGACCACACGGACCCGATTGGCTACTTTCGGGATCACGGCAAACTGTGGGCTGATTTTGTTAACGATGTTAAATTGCTGATGGAGGCGAAAGCTGTGGAAGAAATTACAATCAAAATTGGGGCGAAGGCCATTAAGGGCACTCTCCAGAACGGTGTTAGCAGGGTATCCGTCCGGGAGATGGCTGAGGCTTTGGGCTGTACGGTAAGATGGGTGCAGCCTGAGAATGCCGTAATTGTGGAGCCTGCTGACGCGGCGGCGCTGGCGGTTGAAAGGGATAAGCTGTACTCCGAGAATTGCAGGATGCGGCAACTCATCAGCCAGGCAAAGGGCATTTTGGGAGTGATAATATAGGGATGAACTGGACCTGGCTTATAACCGCTGCGTCGATTATTGGAACCGTCGCCAACGTCAACCAGCAAGCCTGGTGTTTTTGGATTTGGCTGGTGACCAATACCCTGTGGACAGTGGTTCACTACCGAAAGAAGCAGTATTCTTCGGCGTTTCTGTTCGCGTTCTATACCGTGCTGGCGGTATGGGGATTGATCCGGTGGGACTAAATTAGAAAGGTGGTGGTGGTCATGCGCCCCAGTATAAGACTACGCAACTCCCCGTTATACGTTTACCCAAGCCGAAAGGAACAAAACCGGCGCCTGTTAGATTGAAGAGAGCATCTAAAAAGCCACTGACCTGGTGGCAGCGAGTATTACAAAAAATAACAAGGAGATGTTAATATGTTAGATTTCCAATTGTCAATAGTATTTCTGCTGGCCATGTTTGACCCGCTGGTGCTGGCCGCCCTAAAGCTGGCCTTCTTCGCCATTGTGGGGGACGCGGCCATTACGTGGGTGCTGGCCGTGACTAAAGGTGAGTTCGACATTCGCCTGGCGCCCAAGTTTTTGATTGCCAATATACTGCCATACATCGGAGTGTTATTTATAACAGCGTTGCTGACACTGGCAGACGACAGCTTTAAGCCTGTATTTTACTTTATGACCACTATTATAACGGTAAAGTTTGGAGTAGAAGCGTTAAAAGACAAATTAGTACAATTCTTCAAACCGGCGAATGAACCGCCTTCATAATAAATATTTTCACGTGAAATAACACACCAGCCCTGGGCTTCGGCCTGGGGCTTTTTTATTTTGCCCAAACATTAAAATATATGGTAGAATAATGCCGAAACCAAAAAAGGAGTTGGTCTTTTGCCTGACGTGGCACGGCATATAAAATCAATTATACTCAACGCAAAATATCACCTTGTGGGCAGGTGCAACATTTGCAATAAGCCCACCATATTCCTCTGCACAGACCGGGAATGGCTCAGGAACAATCTATACTGCGTATTCTGCCAGAGCAGGGCGAGAAAACGCCATGTGGCGCAGGTAATAATTGACTTGTTGGGGGTTAGCTGTGTCAAAAAGATCCCCAAAGGCATCACTATCTACAACGCCGACATAGAGGATTCGTTCTACAAGGTGCTGCATGGCAGGGACAATTATATATGTTCGGCGTTTTTTCCATACACGGAGCCCGGCACGGAAATCAGAAAAAACGTGTACTGTCAGGACATGGAGCGGCTTTCCTTTGCTGACAACAGCTTTGATTTTGTGATCACCGAGGACGTGTTCGAGCATGTGAGGGATTACAAGAAGGGTTTTGCTGAGGTGCAAAGGGTTCTGGGGCCCGGAGGGTACCACGTTTTCACCGTGCCGTATCACTTCGACAGGGAGGCTTTTATCAGGGTGGACACGTCTGGGCCGGAGGACGTTCACCTATTTCCTCCGCAGTACCACGGAGATAAGATCCGGGGGAAGATTCTGGCCTACAGGTCATACGGGATAGACATATATGATATGCTGGCTGAGATAGGGTTTGAGACGAAGATATACGTGTCGTCTTTCAAAGATCGGCATAGGGGGATCTATGACAGCTACGTTTTTGCCTCAAGGAAAACATAGGGGGGGGGTGTTGGTTTGAAAGACAGTTCGGTGCTGGGTTTGCTTATAGCCGGATCGGTTTTTTGTGTGCTTGCCTTTGTTCTGTTTAAGGTGCTTTCTGAATGAGTGTTGACAGTCCAAAATATTTCTGCTAAAATCGTTAATGGCTACTTAATGGCTACTCGGAAAAATTACGATCCCTGCAGCCACCTGTTTTAAAGGGCTGATGGACTTTTTGAGCGCATCCTTGGTAAGGATGAGGTCATCGGTTCAATCCCGATTAGTGGCTCCAAAACAAAACCCCGCGAATGCTTGATAAATAAGCGTTCCGGGGTTTTTCTGTGTCCTGAACCAACGATAAAAACAACGATTTGCGACAAGTCAAAACAGAAAAAAACGATTCGTAATGGCTACTTAATGGCTACTAGCTTTTTGGATGTCCACAACATTGTCTTTTTTCTTCCGGCTCTTTTCGGGCAGGGTTTCCGGCAGTCCGGTATTCAGCACCTGGACCGATTCCTCAACGGTATTGTCTATGAAGTGAACATATATATCATAGGTTGTGGACACTTTCTTGTGGCCCAGCAGCTCGCTTATTGTTTTTATGTCAACCTTCTCCTTAAACAGCCTGGAGGCGTAAGTATGCCGCATGGTATGCAGGTTTACCCATGGGCACCCGATCCTCTCTCCGACTACCTTAAACTGCCTGAGAAGGTTCCTGGGGCTGAGCTGGGTTCCCTTGGCAGACTGAAACAGAGGATCTTTATCACCCTGATTTTTCTGCTTGAGCATATACTCTTTCATCAGTCTCATAATGCTCCCAGGGACCGGCACTATCCTTTTGCTGGTCCTGGTCTTTGGGCTGTTCTCCTTGCTTTCCAGATACCTAACAAAGGTCTTGTTGATCTTCACCTTGTTATTCTTGCAATCCAGGTCCGCACGGGTCAGGGCAACGGCTTCACCGGGGCGCAGGCCGGTATTCTCGGTGAATAGTGCAAACATATAGTAGTGACTGCGGCGGCCCATTTCATACATAAAGGCATCACGTTCCTTTTCGGTCAATGCCTTGGCTTCTTTGTCCTCATCGTCATCGTCCTTCGGAATAATCACATGCCGCGCCGGATTCTTGATTATCCGGTTCGTTTCTTCTGCTTTATTTAATGCACCGCTTACAAGGCTGTGGGTGGCCCGGATCGTTTCCTCTGACTTCCCCTTCTTTTTAAGGCTGTTATAGTATTTTTGTATAAGTTCCAGGCTGAGGTCTTTCAATCTCATGTTTGCTATTTCTGATTTCTCCAGCCGCTTTAAGGTTGTTTTGTACTTCTCCTTGGTGTTGGCCTTAATAGTGGCTTCTTTATAGGTCTCATACCATTCCCGGCACCAGGCTATCAGAGGCTTGTCCGATGGATCAACATAGGTTCCCTTGCCGAGAGCTTGCAGGGCATCCCTCATTAGATCAATAACGCCGCCTGGCCCGGTCTTTTTCTTGCCGTAAATGCTCTTGTAAATTGTTTTGCCATCCTCACTAATGCCTACCGGGTACCTAGCCTGCCATAACTGCTTTTCTTCAATCCAGCGAACCGACCCTTCACCCCTGCCGCGCCTCTTTTTCTTTGGCTTTGTCTTTTCGTTGTCCGACTTTGACATTATCCACCCTCCCCCTCTTAAATTTAACAATAATGTTACCGATTGTCTATATCCATATTCTAGGCAATTGAGGGCGCTTTGTAGTGTTAATTTTCAATCTAACTATTTAGCAGTTCAATGTAATACGCCGCATTGACCAACACAACATACTCAAGCTCAATATAGCTTACTGGTAAATCTGGCACAAACACTACCTCCTTCTCCTTCACAGAATCCACCCCCCCTTGTTTTGTGTCGAAAGGAAGGCGACGACATTCGACAAAATATTACATACCAAAAACAAAACCACCCCTTAAGCAGGGTGGTTTATATATTATTTAGTACATGCAAAATTCTGTCTTCGCCCCATGATGTAATGTCTCTTTCGACATAATAAGACTTGCTTATTAATTATATACGGAAATACGCAATAATTTCTAGGGGACTCCCTTAGGACTTAGGTCTCATTTTTGCTTCCACGGCGGAATAAAACCCGGATCATTAATTCTTTTTCGGTGCAACTCTAAGGCAATCCTTATTTCCTCAGCGGTAAATTTACCCCTGGATTCTTTTGGCAGTAATTCTTCATCTATCCAGATTCCTCGTCCTGTTGTTTGGGAAGGCGCATTATATTTATTTTTTATAGAATCTAGGCTTTTGCTCAATGCAACAATCCACTCTTCAATGACCTCAGTGGAATAGCCTTCATCAACCATGGTCTTTATGAGCTTCAAGAGGCCCTGGTTTTCTTTTTTTGTTACGAAGTCTCTTAGGTTGGGTGGCAATAGTTTGAGGTTATCGCCTATGTCAAAAAACTGCACCAGCGTTATGTTCAGGGCGCCGCAAATTTTTTCCAGGGAGCCGAGAGAGGGCTTAGTGTTATCGTGTTCGATTTTTGTTATGGCTGATGGGTCAAGCCCAACCATGATTGCTAATTGCCTTCCAGACAAGCCGGATGTTTCTCTAAAATGCTTTAGTCGTTCGCCGTAATTCATATTTAACACTTCCGTATACTGAATTGTGTTCAATTAATAATATATCAGACCAATTCCCGAGAACAATATTGAAATCTTTTCAATAATTTATATTGACATATTGAAATCATTTCAATATAATATGCCCAGGAGGTGTGAACATGACTCAATTAAATTTATTTATTCTAGGCGAGAAAATTAAATCCTTGAGGGAAAATAAGGGTTTAACCCAGTCTCAGCTTGCCGAAATGGTCGAGGTGGATGATTCGCTTATTTGCAAAATCGAGAAGGGACACACCCCCGGTTCTCTGAGCACGTTGCAGAAACTTGCCAAAGCACTAGGGGTGACTGTTAGCAAATTGCTTGATGCACAATCTAAGGTCAGTTAGGAGGCACAGATCATGGACTACGACAAAATGCCATTAGTGCTGACCCCGAGGGATGTGCTGGAGGCTTTTGGCTGGCCTGAATGCCGAATGAATCAGGTATATCGTCTTTTCAGGAGCAAAAAGTTTCCCTCTGAAAGGGTTGGCAACAAGCACATCATCCCGAAGCCTAGGTTTTTGGCCTGGCTGGGGGCAGCGGAGAATGCGCAGGCAAGTTAGGAGGTGAAAACATTGGGCAAAGTCATCTACATCGACCGCTCACCGCGACCCATCAGCAGCATCAGGCCGCTGGGGTTGTCGGAAAAACGCTGGACCTGGAACCGGCGCAAGGCGGGACTCAACTTCGGGACGCTGTTCGCGGTGCTGTTCTGCGTGGCGTTCTGGCTGGCGGTGCTGATTTGGGGTCCGTGGAATTTTGGGTATTAGCGCCGCACTTGCGGCAGGTTCGATTCCTCCGGCCTGGGGATAGGAGACCGGGCCGGGAATGTAGATTAGCGCGAAAGCGAGGTGGATAAATATTGTGGGGCTATCTTCCATATGATTCTTTTTTCTACGATGAATACGACGACATTGACCGAATTATGCGGAGCATCTTCGCGGCAGCATCTAGGAGAGAGTGCATGAGACAGCTGATCAAGGCGCTGAACACTGTGAAGAAGATTCTCCCCACCGGCACGGTCATCTTTGCCCACAGGTGGAGGCCGACAGCCAGAACTAGTTTGAGGTATCGGAGCAGGATGCGCAATTCCGAAAACATCTATACCGGCTAAGGGGGGGCGGCCTCCGGCAGCTAGGCCGTACCACCGGAGGTTATGGGACTTATGTCAAGCGGGGGCTTGTTATCTGAATTAAATCTATCACAGAAAGGGGGTGGAATAAATGGGTAAAAAATCCACATTATGCGCTGATAACGTCTATTACCAATCAAGGATAAACGCAGGTATAACCAGCAGGGATACAGCAGAGGAACATACAGGCATTGATGCAAGCTCACTTGCGTTGTTTGAATCTTACCAGAGGATCCCTTCCCCTGAGAACATTCTCAAAATGGAGAATGGCTATAACGACTATGAGCTGCATGAAATTCATTGCAGCCATATATGTCCTTTAGGGGCAAGGCGGTATCCGAAGGTAGGGCATAAACCCCTGCAGGCCGCGCTTCTGGACTTCCTGCACAGGATTAACATATTCAACAGGGTGGAGGGGGTTAGGGACGTCCTTGTAGCCGTCACAAGGGACGGCATAATCACAGCGGATGAATATCCCCTGACGAAACCGGCGGTAATAGCCATAACAGAGGTGGAAGTGGGGGCGAAGGAACTAAAGATGTCCTTGACGCGGAACGGCTTTAACTGCCACCAAAAAGAAAATGCCGCCCATTTGAGAGCGGTAAAGTAATTTACCTATAAAGATTCTACCAGAAAGAGAGGCGGTAAGTCAATGATAAAAGGCTTCAAGGGGTTTGACAAAGACCTGAAATGCCAGGGTTATCAATACGAGACAGGCAAGGAGTATGAGCACCCTGGGGAAGTAAAGTGTTGTCCCGGTATCGATGATTTAAGACAGGGTCGGGGCGGGTTCCATTTTTGCGAGTTTCCGCTTGACGTTTTTGGCTACTACGCTCCGACCGATAGCAAATACCACGAGGTTGAGGGCGACGGCCAATCAGACCGTAGCAACGAGGACAGCAAGGTCGCCGTACAAAAAATCCGCATCGGCGCGGAGATTGGGATTAGCGACATCATAAATGCCGGCGTGAAATTTGTACTCGATAAGGTTGATTGGGCCAATAGCAAGGAATCCAACACCGGGGACCGGTCGGCAGCGACCAACACCGGGTACCGGTCGGCAGCGACCAACACCGGGGACCAGTCGGCAGCGACCAACACCGGGGACCGGTCGGCAGCGACCAACACCGGGGACCGGTCGGCAGCGACCAACACCGGGTACCGGTCGGCAGCGACCAACACCGGGGACCGGTCGGCAGCGACCAACACCGGGTA